ACTTTTTTGGGTGCGAAACGTTTGATAACTCGTTTGGTTAATTCCCCTGATTATTGTGGATATGTGCCGACAAAAAGAGGCAATAACAATGTTAGAACTTGACATTACAGATTTTTTCCAAACAGAAGAGCCCTACAACTTTTCGGCTAGTTGTTTTGAAATGGGCGACAATGCTGGAACTATTACATGGAACAATGCCAAAAAAGAGGCAGAAAATTACCTTTATTGGCTTGACACAAAAGCCTACAATGGCACAGAATGTAGGGACGTTTTGCGTTATTGGTTTGGCCAGTTTGGTGCATGGGAAAAAGATGAAATAGCAGGCTGGAATGATCAAGAATTGATTGCCTTATTGATTCAGTTTATCAGCGGCGATATTCGGGATGCTGGTTTGGATAATGATCATTGGTCAGAAATCGACTGGGAAGCCTCCGAACAGGGACAGCAAGAAGGGACATATTCCGGCAATATCTTTTATGTGCCAGAAACACAGAAAGTTTATTATTCCATCGGCTAACAGGAAAAACAAAATGCAAAGCAATACAGGAAAACAAAAGATTGTCAAGGCTAAAATCAATAAAGAATTTAGCGCCAGTGTAGACGGAAAAAGGATTGACAAGAAAGAAAGGAAAAAAGAATATACACAAAGGAAAGAACGCAAACAACGCCATACATTCGAGGATTGACAAATGCGCTTGCCTTCAATTAAAACCTTTTGTGCTGCCTTTCGTGATTTGACGAAAGAAGACGCTAAACTCTTGCGATCTGTTCTTTCCGGGGAGGTTATCCCTGATGATATGCCGGAAAAGTTCCCTGATACTAACAGATTGATTAGACAATGTTATCATCGTCCGTCTGAATCTGAGATAAGAATGTTTGCAGCTAATGAGCTGCTAGAGTTGTTCGGTACAGAAGCCGTATTCGAGGGTAGCTCAGTCTGGCCTTGGTTGGAATACTGCAATACCGGGGAAATGTATACTCCAACTCTATGTTTGTATGATGGTCGTTATATTGTTGCGTCTGTTGGTGACATACTGGAAAAAGATAAGCGCATTCAGGCAAGAGGCTAAACAAATGAACAATCAAAAGTGGAACTTGCCAGTATGCAATATCTTGAACAAAACAGAAGCTACCACTTTCTATAATATGCAAGTGGCTGCTAGCAGTGTTCAGGGTTTTGCGGAATTACTAATCCCAATTGAAAGCGGTGATATAACTATCACACGAATGCCCAATTGTTCAATAGTGGTCTTTAAGTCTGATTTCAATACAGGTAAGATCACAAAGGAACACTATTTAAATCTTGCTATGTTTAAACTATTTTACGGGATTGAATAAAATCTAGTTGCTTTTCTGTTGTGCCCTGCTATTATTGATTCAGGGCATAATTGAAAACCAACAAGCGAGAATCAAGACAATGAAAGCAACTCAGACAATGCAAAAGGTTATGAGCATGAAAGGATCTTTTCGTTTTCGTTTGGGCGCGGCTTGCGCTTGCAAAGCTATCAGTGAAAACAGGATGGAAAGCCGCAAGGCGGCTCCCTTGGCTGCCAAACTGGCAGCATTAAAGCCTGTATGGTCTGGCAAAGCCGCTTATCTGGTAGGCTAAGGCTACTCAAGGGAGGGAGGCGAAAGCCTCCCACAATCGAATACAGAAAGGATTAAGGCTATGTATTGTGACGCGGTAAGGATTGTTTGCCTTATGGCTCTAGCTGTTAAACTCAAAACAAGGGCTGAATACCTTGCACATGATCAGGAATATGATGCTGCAACATATTGGACTGATCAACGAACAAAAATCATTCAATCAATCGACTTGATCATTCAGGGAAAAGCATAATGCACACAAAAGCCTATTACAGGGACAAAGGAAAGGCTATTGCTCTTGCCGGGATTAATTGGTTTGGGAGTGGCAAATCATGGCAAAAAAAGGAACAGGCTAGAGGCTATATTACTGCAAAAACATACTTACGTTATGCGGCAGAGTTGTACAGCGTAGAGCTACGGGAACTACAAAACGCCCTCATTATAACAGGGGCAATGCCTAACGAAATTAGTAGTTTTCCGATCAATACACAACAAGCTATTGAATATATCAATCGTTATTTACGCTGATTAAGGGTTAACCCTCAGATTCCCTAATTGGGCACTAAAGCAAGTGTTCAAGGGTTATCATGACCAAATGAGCAATAACAACAGTATTTAATAAAGCTATAGGCGGAGTGTAACCAAATGAAAAAGCTATCAGGAAAGCGGTATTTCTATTGGCTTGGTCAATCAGAAGCCAAACAGGGATTACCGCTTAGGCTCAAGTGGTCAGAATCATCAGGCTGGCCTAAGTGGGCAAAAACAGCCTACTGGCACGGCTGGTATAATGGATACAACAGTTTAAAACTATAAATTATAAAAAGCCACTTGCAATCACAGGTGGCTTTCTCTATTCTTGGTTTGTGGCCTAGGGCAACGATGGCAAAGGCGGCGGGACATAGGAAACGCCAGACCAAACGAAAGCACATGACGTACAGCGCCCTTAACCCACAACAACAAAACAACCAAAGGTAGAAAGGTATGAAAACAGTACACGAATGGGACGTGGAACGCGTCTGCGATGATGAAGTATTGGAACACTACCATCAGGAATCTTACGCAGATTGCTTGAATTTTGTTAAATCCTTTAACGTACCTGTAGGGGAAGAGTTGCACGTCGTTTTAGTAAGGGACGACGACAAATGCAGGTCATGGGCCTATGTCGAGGACGGCGCGCTGGCTGAAATTTTCACAGATGCGTGTGACAGGACGGTAGCGAAGGTTCCGAACAAATACCACGTAGAATGCGGCAAGAAGCATAACCTTTAAATGGATCAAAGTAGCTTAAACAAAGGGGCCTGAATGGCCCCTTAATAATTCCCCTATCCTAGCCTAATCAACAAAGGAGCATTTTATGTAAGCCTAATAACGTTAGATGAAATACATAAAATAAAATGCCGAATTCGCTTGCAAAGGGGTTCGGCATTAGTCTATTCTGTTCCTACTGAAACGAAATAACCCGAGGATAGTAGAATGGCAAACAAGGCAATTTTTTACACTTGTGCTTTGTGTGGTGAGCAAGTCACTTGCCCTTACTTTCATAACGGCAAAGTGTATGGTTATACCTGTATAACTAAGGTAGGTGGCAAGGCCAAAAAGGAAAAAGGTAAATTCTTACCAGCCATTACCACTTATGTGCAAGATACCGAGACATGTTTGTGGTGGATGCACGCTACAGGTTCTATCAATGGCGTTTCCTTCGCGTTGAAAGTGTGTTCCCTAACTGGATACAAAGAGGACGCTGAAAGGATTCTACCTAATGGAGTAGTAAAAATTCACGACGGAAAAAGTATGCGCTTTAAGGCGCTGAAAATTGATTTTAACGGGAATCTAACCTACAAAGGCCAAGTTATTTGTAAGTGGGATGAAATATAAAGGGTCCGATAAGGCCCTTTAATCCCTTTCTAATCCCTCCCCTATCCTACCCTATAGGGAGCTAATAAACGCTCCCTGTAGCCCTTCCTATGCAGTCCTACGGGCATCGGTAATGCAAACCTAATGCTCCCTTTCTTACCTTTAACCCTGTAAACAAAACAATAGTCTTGTGTATTCTTACATGGCGTTTTGTCTTGTCTTATCCCACCTAATAAGTATCCACCAAAACGCCTAATAATCTATATAAATCAACGCACTATTCAAGGCTATGTACCATACGTGGCTTTGTATCAGACGTGGCTTTGTATGTATCATTGCTATGAATAGTCAAGGCTATGTATATTCACATAGATTATGTCTATTGGGGACTGATTTATCAGGCCACCCCATGCACCACTTTGTTGCATTACCTTACTAGTGAGTAACATAGCTAAAGCTATACATAGCTATATCTATCCTTAGTATTGGCATATTCATTGCTATTGCATATACCTTGCCATGTACTATACAGAGCCACGAATAGTACAAAGCTTTGTATGCTGGAAATCAGGGTATAGGCTTTGTATCCAGCACAAGGCAAAGAGCGCTGGCACAAGGTAGGGGCATGGCATAGGCCAGCCGTAGCAAGGCTACGATTGGAAACAAGAGGTCCGTAGGGCCTATTGGATATTTCCAAAAAGCTAGCTAGGTAAGGTACGGGGCAGGGGTGGGGGGCCAGACACATCTCCACAGGAGCTGGTCTGTCTTAGTCCAGACACATATTCTCCGAATACGGTCTGTCCTGCTTAGGCGCATAGCTGATTCAAAGCTCTTACGTAGAGCTATGCTGTTCGTTGTATTCGTGGCTACGGACATACAAAGCTTTGTTAGATACGTGGCTTCGTATACACCAAAGGATATTTCTTATATGGATATTTCTAAGCTATGATTGATATAGCAAGGGAGGTATGTAGGAGGGGAGGAGGTAGCAGGGAAGAGATTCGTTAGGATTACATTATGCTCCCTTGACAGATACGAAGCTTTGGGTTATCGTGGCTCTGAATGGTCGGAGCTTTGAATAGGAGGAGTTAATGATTGTACTGAGTTTATTTGATGGTATGAGTTGTGGAAGGATTGCCTTAGAAAGAGCAGGAATTCCTGTAACACGGTATTTTGCTTCAGAGATTGACAAGTGGGCTATTAAAGCAAGCAAGCACAACTGGAAAGATATAACCCATATTGGAGATGTGACAAAGATTAGGTATGAAAATGGTACGTTGTATTATGAAGATGGCGAGACATACATTGGCAAAGTGGACATTTTATTGGCAGGATCACCCTGCCAAGGATTTTCAACTGCCGGTAAAGGGTTAGCTTTTGACGATCCCAGAAGTGCGTTGTACTTTGAGTTTGAAAGACTTAAAAACGAGACAAACCCCAGATATTGGTTACTAGAAAATGTCAAAATGAAACAAGAGTATAAGGATATAATTACAAAACGGCTAGGGGTTGTGCCTGTTGTCATAAACTCTAACCTTGTATCAGCGCAAAATAGGTATAGATTGTATTGGTCCAATGTTGCTGTTACACAACCAAGCGACAGAGGGTTGGTATTGCAAGATATTCTCCAACCCGCAGTAGACGACAAATACTATGTAAAGGGTGGTAGATTGTCTTGGTTGCAAAAATTCGGAGAAGTTAAAGAGAGGGGAGGATATGTTGCATTCAATCCAACGAAAGCAAAATGTTTGACGGTTCGGGCCGAACTGTCATGGAATTGTACATACATTCTACAGTGGCCACATGGAGGGAACGCTGGTGGAATACGTGCTATTGATGGGAAGGTTCCATCTTTAACCACATCGTCATGGCCTGCCAACAATCTCCTACTACGCGAGGGAGTGGTGAGAAAATTAACACCAATTGAGTGCGAGAGATTGCAAACCATTCCTGACAATTACACTGCTTGTGTGTCCGATTCTCAACGATATAAGATGCTGGGGAACGGTTGGACCGTGGATGTCATATCACATATTTTGTCAAGTATATAGGAGGATGTATGTTTAATTGTCCTTTTGGGTGAGGTAACTTTCCTCAATACTTCGACGACAAGGTCTACGAGCCAAAAGAGCAGAGTAAACAAACAAAGAGAAAGAAGGAGATAGGTAATGACTCTCAATAAATTTTATGACTTGCTAGAAACACATGATTGGTACTACGGTTATTCAGATGATCACCGTGTGTATAGCGCAGGCAACGCAAAAGGGCGAGAGCTACAGGGTATAGCGGAAGCACTTGGACAAAGTGCTAAGGATCTCTACAGTGCCTTTAGCGGTCACTACTTCTCAGGCGCAGCCTTTGGCACTCCCAAACAACCTAAACCAGAACGCCCACAGGAGGGACAATGAAGAAAACAATCCAATACGACAAGACCCAAGGAAGCTTCATAATGGAAGGGAGGAATGCTACCGTGTGGGCTATCAACCACCCGAACTCTTATTATGAGCAAGGGTGGGTGTTGACTACACCTGTTGTCTCTGTTGCAGAGGACGGGAGTTTTGAAACCCTAAACACTCTCTATGTTCCAAAGAGAGATAATGAAGAAACCATCATAGGAGTAATAGAATGAAAAACCCCTTCTACCAGAACCTGACAGACACACTAGACGACTGGGTGAATCACCCTGCCACTACCTCCAAGGGATTGATCAATTGCCTTGTACAGTGGATCTCAGAAGATCCTAGTTGGTTGATTGAAAACATATCGCAAGTAGATAAAGAAATCCTTAAAGAAATTGTTGGGAGGATGAAATGAATCAAGGACAAGCGGAGTTATTTTTGTTAGCCTATTTATCAGTTGCAGGTATTTTCTCTTACTTTTTATTAGAAATGAAAAGTGGGTGATAATTGGTAATGTGGTAATTGGTTGGATATTTACCTTAGCAGCTTACTACCTTAAACATTGAGGAGGATAAGATGACTTGTATTCGAATACCTAACGGGATTGTCTGTGTCAATCCTTGGGGAAGACTCCACGTAGGGAACAGATACATCTGGGTAAGCTTCCACGATTACTGCGGTCCTAGCTTCTACACAATTAAGAACGGAGAAGAATGTCCTTATTGGCCAGAAGATGAGGATGATCCTGTGTGGCCTGAGTTTAGTAAGTGGTTGACTAAATATGATAAACGAAAGGAAAGGAGAAATGAACAGAAAAGTAAACAACCTAATGAAGATAGCAGAGACAGCTAAGACGACAGATGGGAAGATAGTGTTTCCGGGAAATGAATGTGTGTATGCTGTTCAGGATAGCTTTATCTTTCCTAGAGAGACACGAAGAATTTAAAACACTAATTGGTTATTTGATTGCCATAGAGGAGGAACGTTAAGTGTGGCCATTTAAGATAAAGGACAAACCGAAAGAAATTCCAACTTTTGAATACGATATAGGAGAGGAGTCTGAATGTTATATTTTAATTTCCAATTGTACTATGCGACCTACATTAGATATTCTGGATAAATTTTTAAAAGAGAGGGGATGGGAGTTTTGCTATACAGGTAGAAACTCTGTTTGGAATTCATACCTTGTTTTTAAAAAGACTAAGGAGATTAAGAATGAAAGAGCCTAAACAAACTTGTCCAATGATTGATGATCTAATCAGAGAACTTAGAGATTTAGAACAAAGATTAAAGCAAGAAGAACCTTATGAAGATATTCTTGATTACTTCTTCAGTAAGAAAGGTCTTTACTCTTGGACCAGTACAAAAGGACTTCTTGTAGATGCTATTGAAGATATTCGCTCTGCTAATTCTGAGATTAGGGAGTGGGGAAGCCATTGGGAGAAAGAAGCTGAGAAGCTCCAAGAAGAGCTAGAGACAGCAGAAGAACGAATCAGTGAGCTAGAGAACGAACTTGATAGCGCTCAATCTGAAGTCACTTGTCTACAGGAAGAAGTAGAAAGTTTGGAATCTGATATTACTGGATATGAGAATGAAATCTCTTCATTGAATGATGACATTAGAAGTATTCAGCAAGAGCTTCGTGAAGCATCTCATAGACTAGATAGTTTGGAGTATTAATATGAGCAGAGATATTTATCCAAACCAGCTCTGTCTTGCTTTCAGCCCTTGTCTAGTAGGCAATCAGATTGTCACTACTGTTGCTTTCTACCGTTCTGGGCAACGCCTTCGTATTGAGCATTGTGAGAATCCTGATGATATAGCGGGAGTAGACCTCTGGGTTTGCTCCCCTTCTCTTGTGTATAAAGACAATAGTGTTAGCAACTGCACACCAGCGAAGTATTTGATGCCACTTAAACCTGATGAAAAAACAATAGAAGAATTTAAGGCTGAAAGAGAGAACGAAAAAACGTAAAACACTTGCAAAAAGTATGACGATAGATGTAAAGATGGATTTAAAATTGTAATTGAACAAACAAAATAAGGAGTTTAATATTGAACATTCCAGATTTAGTAAATGGTTGCTTTGAATTGTTTGGGGCGGTGTCGATTTGTTCCAATATCTTTCAAATACGTAAAGACAAGGTTGTAAAGGGAGTTGATCCGAAGGTGACTGTGTTCTTTACGAGTTGGGGTGTATGGAATTTATTTTATTACTACAACCTTGAACAGTACCTCAGTTGGTACGGGGGTATGGCTATCGTTCTAACTAACGCTGTATGGCTTTGGCATGTTTGTTATTATAAAGCAAAACAGAAAGGGAGCGTTTAGCTCCCTTCTTTGGCTTAAAGTCCATATTCATATTCTCTTTGTTTCTTCCGTTGTTCTAGTACATCTCTTACCTCTTGCAGAGAATGAAGTATACCGTGTTCAACACAACAGTTATAATATCTCCAATCTTTAACTGTGTGGTAGTGTAAGTGACCGTGTAGATTATATCTACCACGTAGCTCATCAGAGTGTATTGGAGGGTGTGACAACCAGAACTCTTTGTACTTTAGCAGAGAATACACTTCATCAAAGGAATCCACTAATTGTTGCATAGACAGGTGATCCCTGTCGTGATTTCCACATATCAGTATCTTCCTTCCGGGCCATGTCTTAAAACGATCTAGCGAAGCTTCAGAGAAACACATATCCCCAAGACAATACACAAGATCACGTTTAGTGATTGTTGTCTTCCAAACCTTCTCTATTCGTTCTTCGTTATCTTGTGCGTCCCTTACTTCCAATCTGTACTTTCCGATGTTCTTATGATCTAAGTGGAAGTCAGAAGCAAAATATAATCCTGCCATCACCTATTATCCCAATTAGATTCTTCTGCGTACTCTTCAGCTTCTTGTGCTGTGTCGAACGGACCCCACCAGAAGCCAATAGGGAGCTTTTCATCCCACCCGTCATTCCAGTAGCTAGCTTGGTTAAAAACTCCTTCCTGAATCTCCCAGCAATACAGAACGGCATACCAACCGGGAGTCTTTGGTTTCTCTTCATCATAACAAATCCACATATTGTCTCCTTTACTGCTCAAGCCCGACTTCACTTAAATCTCCATCGCATCTTTCCAGAATACTTTCCAGAAGTTCTTCTAGTGTATTAAAAGAGTCTTCACAACACCCCGGATCGCTGGAACATCCAGTCCAACCCCAAGTAAGACTCTTACCAAGACCATATCTCCAAACAGGATTAACAGATACACACTTCCCTTTCAGTAGGTGTTCTTTAATTTGTTCTATTGTTAGTGTCATTCCTTTTCCTCTTCTAAATGTTCGATAACAGCATCAACTATACTATCTATCAGTTCATTCATTTTCTCCACTACCCATACACCCCATCCCGGACAATCTTCATCATCTGGATCGTCAATGGGCCTATCACAATGACGTTCAAAATAACAACATAAAGCTGTTGCAATATTGTCTTCAAACACATCGCTCTTTATTGTTGGCAGGTTTCCTATCTTAAGTTTCAATGCTTCACTGTCCATATCACGCTCCTGTAACCTCAATAAATACATCTCTAATGGTGTTGTACTGTTCTAACTCTTCAAGAAATACGACATTCTGTTTTCCAACAATCTTAAATTTTAATGGTTTATTCAATAGGAAAGTTTTATCTCCTATCGTAACCTCTAGGCCATATCCAATAGGAACTTTTCTAGGATTATTAAAATAAATTGACTTCCACCTAGAAACAGGCGTGTATGTGTATTTATTCTCATATTCTGAAGGTATTGTTGGAGGTAAGGGGTCTTCGTATGTACTCCCTCCACATCCACAGCCGGGAGAATATCGGCAAGCTAACCAACCACAGACTCCCGGTGCTGCACCACACTCCCTGTCTCGTTCGAAGCTAGGCATACTCTACTCCTATAAGGCTGAACAGCTTCTCACGCTGTTCTGTATTGCGTAAATTGTAAGTGGGTATCTTGTAGTGCCTAGCTACTAGAACAGCGCTCCTAGTGCCTCCTGAGATGTCGCCGTTGCTGTTCTCGTCGGCTATGAAGATGCAGACAGAGGATTTTGGTGCTTTCTCTTTCCCCACCACCTGATAATAATTTCTTCCATGAAGTAGTTGATTACTTGCTTTCATATTGCTGAACCAAGGCATAATGTTTGTGTATTCAGTGTAAAACCATCCAGCATCAAGGGTTCTTTTGTATCCAGCAACAATATATTCACAACCGCCGAAATCTGGATGTACTTGTTCAGGGAGAAACCCTTCCCACGGTATCCATATCTCACACCTACGGAAGTCCACATTACACACGCCATGCTGGAAAGCTGTGTCAGCTCCTCCGGCACCTCCACTACGAAGAACCATCCCATAACGACGAGTGAGCTGTTCCCCTACGAGAACAGCCCATTGGTATTCTTCCTGTGTTATATCTCTACTACCAATACCTATCCAATAGTTAATTCCCATAAGTATCCCAATGCTCTTTATATTGTGCTATGACCCCTTCCATATTAAATGGCTTATCATGATAGGTGCACCATACGAGAGTGAAGATATATCCGCTCATGTCGTCTGCGTGTGTCAATCCAAGACCTTTAAGCTCTTTGTAAAGACCCCCTTCTTGTTGCCACAGTCCCCATTGATTCCGAATCCATCTTCCGGCTGTGAAGTGTGAAACAGCAGAGAACTCTTCGAGAGATTGGTTTATCACATCTTCCAAGTCTTCCCAAGTCAGAATGTTTGTAATAGCTTCTTCAATTGATTGTGGAATCATTAGCCTCTCCTTCTCCAAATTCAACTCCCACTGTATCTCTGAACAGATCAAACAGAGAGTCATAATACACATCTTCGTGCCAGACATGCCCTGTTGTTTTTAACACAACATCAGCTATATCATCAAGAATTTGAGACAGGAATTTTCTTTCTTGTCTCTCTTGTTCTAACTTGTTTTGTTGTGTATAGAACATTTCTTCCGTCCTATTGTACATATCCAGAAGACAATTAAATTGTTTAAATAAATCCTTGTACGTCTTTGCGGGAGTTACAGTCATTTGGACATATCCCTCTCACTTCTAAAGGAAATGAACCTAGCGAAACGGGGTTTGTCTTTAACGCCCTTATCCATACTTCTGTATTTAACAATCTTTCCTACAATCTCTTGCTGGTTGTGCCACAGGTGTTCTCGTTCACTGTGAAGCAACTTTCCCGGCGCTATGTTGATCTGTTGTCCTGTCTCTAAATCAATCCCCACCATACCACCAAGAGTGTTCTTTCCTACAAGGTTTTCTTTGTGGGAGCTTCGCTCTGTTCTTCCTAGTGCGTTTGTCTTAGCTTCATTCCGATTTTCCATAGCCTCGTAGACACTAACAATCCTTGCTTCTTTGTCTGATTGTGGCTTAGCTCTCAGAAAGTCGTTGTACTTCACAGAAGACCTTCCGTTCTTTCGTTTAGCTTTAGGGTTACGAAAGATAGCTCCCTCGTATCCTTCGGTAAGGCAAGACTTGTAGAAGTCAATAGCTTCTTCTTTACTATTCACAATTTTGTAGTTTAAAACATAGACATTATGTTTAGCAAGATTAGAGTCTTCTACAACATACAAGAGAGCGTTGTATCGTTCTTCGTATGAAGGGTTTGTGTTTATACAGTTGCCTATGAAATCGAATACATACCAAGAAATATTCCCTTCCCAGTTTATAGTTCTTGTTGCTGAGGAGGTCTTGTTCAGAACATCCTCTGCTATTGGAGAACCTACAACAAGCTCCCCATCTAATCCAGAAAATAATGGTCCAGAGTATTTGTTTGTTGTAAACAAGTTCTCATGCGGCTCCATGCTTCGGGCTAATAGTTTTCCGTTGTAATTACTAGCTCGTACTCCATCAAGCTTAGGAAAACCCCATAACGGGTATTGTGCTTTGTCAAAATCAATATCACAAGCTAACATTGGCTTCATCTTCAGCCTCCAACATATTCAATATATCACTCTTGTACATCTGACGATATTCCAGAGCTTCACAACCACTCCAAGGCACTATCTTCAAAACTCGGACATCACCTATAAGAGAAGCACCGTTCCAGTAGCAAACCTCATCTGCTTTTTCCATTACAACGAAAAATGGTCCTTTATATTCTGTTGCCACTTGCTCTATACGATCCCACTTTCTACAATAGATTCCGTTCCTACCGCCATTGACTATTTCGCCTTCCTTGTATTCGATAGGCAGTACATTGCGAGGATTGTTAGTGCTCTTGAAGTCCTGACCTATGCGTTTGTAGTAATACTTACCATACTTCTCTTCTTTCTCTGCGTGCTGTTTGTCTATATGCTCTTCCAAATCAGGAATACTCAGGTGCTTCATCACTTCCCTAAGATCAACGGAAGTTGGGAGCTGCTGAAGAACAGAGTCTCTATACAGCTCTTTACCTAAAGCTTCCAGCAGAGCATCCATCGAGAACTCCCCATTAGCCTCTTCAAGCTGTGTAATGGTTTGAGCATACATACCACCAAGGTGTTCTTCTGCGTCTCCCCAAGAGTCTATCTTGATCTGGGAGATAGTAGCTAGAATTCGCATCATCTCTAGCTTGGATATAGTGTAGCCTTTGTCTACATACTTCTGAACACGAAGAGCAGAAATCATAGGATAAGCTGTCTTAGGGTTGTACTTCAAGAAACGTTGACTATTGTGCATCATAAAATCCGGATGCAGGATAAACGTCTCCGTTTCGAAGTCATAAGCTCCCATACAAACAGTGAAATCAAAGGTATTAAACAAAGATGCAACGTCTTTGAAATATTGGAATGTAATAAGTTGAATGGAAGCTTGTGTCTCAGTGCTAGTGCACATCAGGCTCTTTCCTGTCAAACTATTAAACAACAACTCATGAGAACTTAAGAACTCATTGTCCTCGTATGCGTCAAGCGCCACACGACCTGCGCTCCACTTACTACGGAAGTAAATGTCCCAATCGTTGATTTCACGATTACAGAACAGGGATGTAATAGCTCCCCCAGCAAGGAAAGCTTTCTCTTCCTTCAGGAGATCATAGACATTCCCCAAACTAGATTGTATTGTTTTAGTGAGACGTTCATTCTTAATTGTTTGCACTCTTCTCTCCTTGCGTGTTCTTGTTTACAACGTGTGTAATGAACTCCACTGCCTTCCAGCGTGTCTTATCGAATTCACGTTTATAATTACGAACAGCGTCTTCTAATGTCTTTCCTTTACACACAACATACATACCTTCGTTTGAATAAAACGAGAGAGAACGCACAGGCGTGTGACGGAAGAAGCATTGGAAGCTCTGCACCCCATTGATATGATCACGATAGAAGTCCAACAGCTCTTGCTCTCCATACTCAGTTAAGTGGGAGAGCCAATAAGCAAAGTCCACCGTTTCCTTGTGGGACATTGAGTTGATCAAAGATTCAATTGTCCACTCTTTATTTATTTGTGTCATTGATCTTCTCCAAGCCTTCTTTTAGGCACTCCTCACACACCGTAATAGTATCAGGGTAGTCGCTTCTTGGTCGCGTCTCAAATTCTATTACTTTCCTAGTGTGATCACAGAATTCACATTTTCCTACATGGAGTAACCTCATATTATGCAAATCCCTCGTTAGATTCAACACACACCCAGTTATTTTCCCCTTGACGTTGGAACGTCTCTCCGTGCAAAGGGCCGTGTTTCACAATTCTCCAGTCGTTATCTGGATCAAGTTTAGCAAGGTTCTCTGCATCTTGCGTTGTCCAATATTCTTCGTCTTCTCCAGCATATCTCTCATTGTAAATAATTTCATCATTCTTAGTTACAAAAGCTGCTCCAAATCCCACAGCAATCAACATATCCATAGGAGCAACAAGAGCTGCTGATGAACAATTCAAACACCCGATATGTAACTCTCCCTTTTTCAGTGGAGGTAGTTTTTCAAAGGTCATCTTCTCTCTCCTTATATTCATTCCGCCAATCATCCAATAGAAAGTAGGCTATGCAAGACACGATGGTTATCAAGATTCCCTGACAAACAACACACCCAAGAAATGCCCCGACAACAACGAAAGTAAAGATTACAGGAATCATTAGGCCACCATCACTTCAGGAGGATTGTCTTCTACAACAGACTCGTAGTATTGTGCAACAGACAACTGCAACACAGTTTTACCATCGTCAGTGCATATATAAGAGAATGAAAACTTATTTCCATACAAACTCTCAATGAGCATGTGGATGTTTTGCTTATCACACACTCCAGTCATCATCTCTGTTTTAATTTCTTTAGCTTTCATATTTGTTCTCCCAAGGCATTCCAAGCTTTCAGTAGTTTGGATTCCACTTCATTTATATTAGACAGAGTATCAACGTCCAAACCGTAGGCTTCTAACTTATACCATACACCGGCATGTTCGCCAACAATCTCCAGAGTGTAGCTTCTATGTGTGTTGCTGTGTATTGTAAAGTGGTATGGGTGGATGACATACTGGACTTTACGTTCATTCGTCTCGCACTCCCTGCAAGGCTCCTGCACACGTTTACAAGCAATCCAATTGCAATCATTCATATCACTTTTTAAGTGATCAGGATAAGAGCGGTATCCAAGCTCCTCCAGTTTCAATCGAAAATCATCCAACCCATAAAAATCCATTGTGTTCTCCTCTCAGAAGGGAATATCGAAATCTTCCTCTTTTCCAGAGATGATGTCAATCTTCACACGTTCTTCTGTTTCAATGATTTCTGCTTTCCAGCCATCACATTCCAGATCGTATTTCTTTTCTTCTGCTTCCTGCATTGTATCCCGAGTGGCTTGGATTTGATCCCCACCTTTGGATGCAATAACCGTCACTTTCTTCTTTGTGGCTTCCGAGGGTGCGATAGTGAACAACTTCAAACCGTCGCTACCATAATCCCCGGTCACAATCTTGAGTGTATGGTCTTGTGCCATGATCGTTACAGACTGAATTTTGCTTCCGAGTTTTTCAATAGACACAACTACGTTATCTGCAATCTTCAGATCTTTCTCTGTTTTAGCACTTTCCCATTTTACGCCTTGTACACAATAATCTTTCATCTATTTCTCCTTTACGAGATTTGAAATTCTAAAATGTTTGATTAATCCAAACTTATCGTTCTTGTGCGTTGTCCACTCACAGCGGACAATTACACAGTTTTGTGTATTTCCTCTCTGCTTTGGAGGTAACACCTCAAGCGCCCTAGCCCAACCCACAGCAGGATTATCCTTGTGTCGGTAATACTCCCCAATAACTAAATCCTTAGTTCTCATTTCTTTACCTTTATCTCTATCTTACGATCATTATATTTACCAGTTGTCTTGGTGTCAACGATCTTTTGATATTTCGAATGTTCTTTTATATATTGCCTTGTTGTCACTGTCCGCCCATCTGAGAGGCATGTGTTGTGATATTTACCTTTCTGGCAGACAATAGTCGTTTCTTTCGCGTAAGAGGGTTGACATGAAAACAACAACAAGAAAATAACGTAGGTTACAGATTTCATTTTATCTCCGTCACATAAGAACCAGAAAACTTAGACTTGTTGCTGTTAGCATCCACAGTAACAATCTTCGGTTATAAACTCCCACGACCAAGATTCGTTTGTTTCGGCTGTGAGATGTAGTTGTTCTATCTTTTCGATATTATCTCTCCATTTGTTCTTCTGATACTCAACACTACCCCTACCACACCCTTCTTTATACAATAATCCTCTGTTTACAGATATATCCCAGAAACTATGAAAGTCATTATAACTGACTTTCACATTCTCCACAAAAATGTCGTTGTATCTCCAATAAGACTTAAACAAGTCTACTGCAAACAGAACTTTATGGAAGTTGTTTGGTCTTCCTATCTTTAGTTGCATGTTGCTTTTTCAACCTCACAGTTGTAATTGGTGGAGTAGGAGGGTGCCTAACCCTCTGAGGCTTGGGTTACAAGCCCATACATAAAGACTCTTATTGCTACCCCGTAGTCTTTTATTTCTTTACCTTTATCTCTACCTTACGATTATCATATTTACCCACTGTCTTAGTGTCAACCACTCTCTTGTACTTTGAATGTTCGTTTACATAAGCTCTGACAGAAACAGTTTTCCCATTATCCAGACAAGTGTTATGCAATCGTCCTTTCTCACAGATGATGGTTGTTTCTGCTGCAATAGTTTGTAGACAAGCAGAGAGGAGCATTCCTGTGGTGATGGTAACTAATGTTCTTTTAAAGTTCATAAATTGTAACATCCTCATCTCGGAAATAGAATTCAATCAATTCACTCACTATACTCCAATCCCCGCCTGCTAGTCCACAGCCGATTAATGGAAAGCCAAAAGAATTTCCAGATTCCCCAAAGGATTTAACTACAGAAGAAAAACCTGAACCCAGCGCTCCGTAGTTCACTTGCCGTTTATTCTTTCCATAATCATATTGTCCATATAGGTTTACAATCCAATTTGATTTACCAAGCCAACAAACGGAAGCCGTACCAAGCTTATTAATATCGGCGTAAGGTGTACAATGATCTGCTTTATAAGCATCAGGATACCGTTGTGCAATCTCTCTTGCAATCCCACTACCAAAGGTGTGAAAGCAGTTAGCACAGTGTACAACGATATTCACTTCCCCGTTGTCAAAAGCGTCCAGCAGATTTCCTTTCTTATATTTAAGCATATTTCCTCCAACTAAAGATACGTTTCCACAATGAGAGATTCTTGATTTCTTTCAGCTTTGCTCGCAGCGATCTCTCGTCATGTTCCACCATCCGGGAGTAATCCTGATATTCCTCTACAACTCCTTTCCATCTCAATACAGCCCCTCGTAATGATAGATTATCCCAACGGAGGGATTCCAACTCATTTTGCATGTATTCGATAAACGGAAGAGATTTCATGGCCTCTTTCGTAATGGCATAATGAAATTCTTTTGTCTTTGTCAAAGTTTTTTCGGAAGAGTTCCAAGGGGAATCCACTGTGTAGATAGCCTCTGGATCTTCTTTTTTAATTCTCTCAATTTCTTCTTGCTGTTCCTTCTCTGTTTCAGAGTGTATCTCATACTTCTCTGTGGTTGAAGCAGAAAACACTTGTAGGTTATCAACAGCAACAACATAGCTCATCAAACTAGGAGATGGAGCAGATCTTAGTTTATGGTTATAATATTGAACAAACGATTGTCCATCTGGCATAGGTTGATTTATAGTGTCAACATCCTGCACTACGATTACATTCTTCATAATTTCTCCTAGAAGTCAAATTTTAGTCCGATAGACACCACTTCAGTGGGAACGATATTCACATCGAAATACCCCATCTGAACATTGATAGCTCCAAACACAGGGTAATTATACCCTGAGACAATCCCACCTTTCAAGCCCAAAGACATATCAGGCTCTCCTTTATTTGATGTCTTCCACAAATAATAGTGATACCCGAGAGTGAAAGTGTCCTTGTCATAGCTATTCCTCCAGTAGCCTCCCATCCACCCAGAGGAGTGTTCATAGACAACGAGAGCATGGCTCTCCCTGACAATGTTATCATCCACAGGGTTGAAATGGTGGCTCTTAGCCCCCAGATAAAGAGTATCAGCTTTGCACTCAGGAGAAAAGGAGACAAGAGCCAGAACCAACAGCATTCCTAGAGCGACAAGAGCTAGTGCTTTAGTAATCCCTTTCATTCCTGTACCCTCAAACACAAAACACGGAGTGTAGAGTTTACACCTTCCAGAATGTCTGTAACCAAGTCACGACAAGCTTTCAGGTGCTTCACATCTGCTTCCAGCTCTTCTATCCGCATCAGAGCCTCAGTGAGCTTGTGCATTACATCGTGCATATTATCTTCATTAACTAAGGGCATTGTTGCTTTCCTCTCTGTTGTGTGTATAATGTGAAGAGTAGAGCAACACATAAACGATGTCAATAGGAGGATAGATGAATATGAGAAAAAACGCGAACGAGTGCAGAGCAGACAACGTAAACACTATACGAAAATCTATTGTAAGGAGGAATCATGTCAATAGTTAGAGTTATATCTGACCTTCATTTTGGTCATAAGAATATTGCTAACTTCAGGAAAGGTCTTTGGACAACAGAGCTGGAACACAGGGAGGCAGTGATAGAGGCTTGGAATTCTTTAGTGAAGAAACACGACACAACATACATTCTAGGGGATGCAGCCTTCACAGACGAAGGACTGGAGGCTATCAAGAAGCTGAAGGGGATGAAGGTACTTATCAGGGGCAACCATGATGTCTTGAACATCAGGAAGTATCTGGGAGTGTTTAACGAAGTGTATGGGATATGGAAGAAGAACGGAGTGTGGATGAGCCATGCCCCGATCCACCCCGACGAACTGAGAGGACATGTGTCGTGTCACGGGCATGTTCATTACGAGACAATCAAAGATAGTCGGTATTTCAATTGCTGTGTAGAGAACGTAGGGCTTGCTCCCATTACATTTGATGAAGTGAGAGCAAGGATAGAGGAGAATAAACTGAAAGAGGATTGGATACACGGATAAAAAGAAAGGGAGCATTAGCTCCCTTTATTTCACTTCCTGAATAATGCTATCGCTCATAGCCCCTTCCAAATTATTAGTGTCAACAGTTGACATCTTGAATGTATAACTCCCCGGAGGAAAATTATACACAGCCTGTGTCTCTTGGAATCCACCAATATCTGTCAAGAACACCATTTGCTTTGTAACTGGGTCTAGCTTATAAAGCCTGTATTTCTGGATTTCTTCAGGCTTTAGTGTTGTCCCATCTGCTCTTGTTGTTGGTTTGTTCCAAGAGAACTGAATCACCCCTCCCTTAACAACGAAGAGCGTGAAAGGTTGACAGCGGGCCTTGTCCTTCCCATCTGTCACGAGACACGTATATGTTGTCTCTCCTTCAGCTCCAGCTTTGATGGTAATACTCTTGGTTTTGTTGCTAAGCATCGTCCCATTCTTATACCAGTAGTAGCGAAGGCTACGATTGCTCGTAGCCCCCATTGTAAAGGTGGTGCTTTCTCCAACACGGAGAATCGTATCTCTTGGTTGTGACACCAAGGTGAGTCCTGCTTGTGCTTGAATTGAAAACAACAAGAGAAACACCAACATTATAATTTTCTTCATGCTCCCTCGCCTTCCTCCTTGCGATATGCTATCACCCATTGTTTGCATTGGTCAGAACGAACAATATCGTTGATGTTATTGAAGTCGATGATTCCTACTTTGAGCGTATCATATTTATTAGCCATGTTTAGAAGATGACGTAACCCACTCTGTGACTTCAATTCACTTTGGCTAATGTCCCCAGCCAGCACCATCTTGCAATTCTTCCCTTGGCGAGTGACAATTTTCTTAGCCTCATCCATCGAGATGTCTTCAGCCTCATCCACAATGAACACACAGTCTTCTGCGCTATACCCTTTGATTATCTCCATAGGAACAAAAGAAATGTCTCCACGCTTGATAGCGATCTCCAGAACAGCATCTCCCAATCTTTCACGAAGGATGTTAAGAACTGGCATCAGCCAGTTGGAAATCTTCTCAATCAAATCTCCCTTGAACATCCCAAGTGATTTACTATTTGAGATATTAGGACGAGTGAAAACGATCTTATCAATTTGCTTTGTTCGATACCACTCACACGCTTTAACAACAGGGATAAACGTTTTCGAAGTTCCCGCATACCCCGTAGCAATAATCAGAGCGCATTCCGGATCATCCATCATTCGGATATAATCCCTTTGTTTATCATTCAGAGGAACAAGGGGATTACTTTTAATTTCCTCTTCCCTTTGTTCTTGAAACTTGGCTTTTGGCTTTCGTTCCTTCTTTGCTTTGAAGCGTTCTGCATTCTCGCTCATAGGATTCCTTATTTGTTAGCAAATTTGACTCATTGGACCACCAGTATTTTTTACTTGGCGTTGAACATTAATTCCAAGAATTTGAATGTCATCTTCATCCACCCACCAACCCTCTGGAACCTTCATGTCTAACCCTACACAAGGTTGAATGTAGTAGCGATTACAACCATATAAATTTTCACTTCTAGCTGTTAATGTTCCAACAATTTTGGTAACTAGGGATTGTGCTTCAGAACCAAGTGTGTGTTTGAATTCTACAGTTTCCATTCATTCTCCTTGTTTGGAAATTTTGAATTGGTGACGGCTATACGCTCGTTTCAGGCGCGTGTAGATACTGTTCACAGACCCCACTTTATACATTAACATTCTATTTCCCAACTGAACAAGATTGTTGTCAGGCTCTTTAACCATTTCTTTTGCGGCTTTACGCAGCAGCTTAGCTTTCTTGTTATTCATCTTCTTCATTCTCCAAAGAGACTAAAGCGCACCCCAACATATTAAGGGTTTCGTCAAACACTTCGGAAATCAAATCCTTTGTGTGTTTAATTTGCTGAGCCATGATCTCAATCATAGACGCACTTAACAGGAGAGTCATTTCTTCTACTGTTAATTCTGGATGTTCTTTAAAGTGTTCACATAGTTTTGTTGCTGTTCCAAATTTCTTAATAGTCATTTACAGTATCTCCCATTCTTCATTGTCTTGTAAATTTTGCATGATTATTGTCTTGTAATTAACAGGAGCCATTTGAGGATAATTATCCTCAGCACGATAGAACCATACGCCGTCTTTATCAACATAGTCTATCTCCGAGCCAGACCCGGTTTTAACTGTGCAACCACATTCTATTGCTTCACAAAGGGCTGTGTACACGCTATGATCAAATAACTTCATAGTAGGTTTCCTCACCCACGCACTTGAATGTCATTTTAGCATCAATAACAAACCCGTATTGGGAATGGTCAAAGTTGCTATCGACACAATCTGCGTGTTGCTTCAAATACAGGAATGTCTCCTCCGGAAGGGAATCAAATTCAAATGTTGCCTCTGTGTAAGGATGACGAACACGAATAGACGTTCCAGACGGAATGTCTTTGCTAATTGATTTTACAAACTGTGCTGATGTCATTTTCATGTTCGTCTCCTGTTATCTACAAATGAATTCTGTTTGTAAAAATTTGCCCATAGTATTTCATTTCTGCTTCTTCTCTAATTTTGATAGCTTCTGAAAGATCAGCGTAGTATCCTAAGAAAATTTCTTTATTTTCAAAACTTATTCTAACCATCCATTTACTAATTTTTCTATACCACGATACCCCAGCTTTACCTGATTTACTGTTATATCTGGGTCTTTTATTTATAGCTTGAATCCTGCGGTTTGCCCAACGACAGTTTTCTTTTGAGAATCAGCGTTAACATCAATTCTATCCAATTCTAACCCTGTTGGTTGGTCTCCCATGTCCTCTAGAAAATTAAGAAATCCTTTTCCATCAGGCTCCATCCAACGAGCACAAATGGTTATTCCTCTACCACCATAGTAATTATAATGTTTATGTTTGGGGTTTAAGCAACGACTTCTCATGTTCTTATAGCATGTCCATATTGGAGTATTAGATTTATTATGTTTAATACTCCTTTTAATAAGCATGTCCATTTTCAAACAACCACAAGACTTCGTGTTGTTCCCTATTAAGGATGCGTATTTTACTAGTAACTCTTTTCCACAATCGCATAAACACACCCATTTTGTAGAGCTTGCTGCATTTTCTTCAAATTCTTTTCTAAGGACTGTTAACCTTCCATACTTTTTACCCTTTATCATTTACAAATTAATCCTTGAATTTATCCAACCAACAATAAATGCTTTGTTGTCAGGACGTATCTCTGTGATGTCGAAATAACGTTGCCCTCTACAAATATTAATTCCTTTCAACACGAAGTCAATCCCTTGTGGACCTCTTTTGAGGATTAGCTCCCTCAAGCTGTCCACTGTCTTAGGACCAAGCTTACCGTCCACTTCAAGCTGTCTATCTAAAGGAAGCGTTAGGTTCAAGGTACGTTGCATCCACTTCACACCCCATATTGGACCCATATTCACTTCGATGTCAATCAGCAGTTTCATGATTCTGGAACTAATTGTTTCGATAGTGTGATACTTTGGAGCTAACACATAACTGCTGTAGTAGATTTCCTTCGCTTGGACCTTAGAGAGGGACTTCATGTCCCCCTCGTAGCCATGAGCACGCGCAACACGCCTTGTAATACCCCACATCGTCTCTCCTCCGAGGTCTGAGGAGTGGTTAGAGTATCCTCCTTCCACCCCTATAATCTCGTCCAGAATGTCTGATATGGTTTTTGTGATAGGAGGGATATTCATCAAATAATTCCCATAACCTTTAAGAACACATACCCCACCACAAGGATGGTACCAACATCAAGGGCTATTGCTGTCATCAGACGTTGCCCCAACGTCATCCCCGCCAGTTTGTACGTCCATTTGTCCATCAGTTTTTGCATTCTCAAGCTCCTCAAATTTACTTAGGCAGTTGTCTACAGTCTTGCAGGAGCGGGCATCCAGCTCCGGAATACGTTCTTTCAACACACTGAGTAGGATAGCACGAATCTTCTTCTCCCGTCCACTATCTTTTGGCTTGAGCATCACTTTAATCTGTGACAACCCGATAGTTCCTGTGTACTCACTATCGAAATCAATTTCATACCCATTCCTGTAAGCGTGGTCAACAGCGCGAAGCATTGCCATCTTACCCCAAGCAGTTACATAGGAGAAATTCTCCCCTACAACATAATCATCATTAGACACTAATATTCTCCTTAAAAGATGTCGCACACGCCAGCACTACAGGCCAACTCTCTTGTTCCACTGACAGTATCTTCCTTCTCATACGTGACGAAGGATTCCCAATCAACAACAGGAAAGGATTCCTTCATATTGTTATACTGTTCTTCTGTGATTTCTTCGTAAGGTGATTGGACATACTTGTGATCACTGAAGGGTAGGAAAGAAATACCACTGATCGAATCAAAGTTGTTATATACCTCTTGTCCTAATGCAAGGAATTCTTTATCCTTATAGTAGATCGTCACAGATGGTTTATGCTCACACCAATACTCATTGAAGATTTTCCAATGGTCCAACTGAGAGAGAGCTTCAATATCTTTAGAACATACAGCTCCATCAGGTGATTTCATTGGAAATGAAAAGACATAATTGTCTTTATTCATTACATCAACTTCGTTAGGAATACCTTGGTCCCTCATGAACTGTGTAAGGGGGTCTTTCACATCTCCTCGTACACGGCGAACGTAGAAAGGGCTGTGCCTGCTATGGATACCGCTTGCTGAATCAACTAACTGGCTAACTGTTCCTGACGGCTTTACACAAGTAATTGCTACACTCGGGTTAATCCCTAGTTTCTCTGCCCACTCTTTATTGGTTTCGATAGCAACTTGTTTTAGTTCTTCTAGCCATTCTTTCAGAACTGCTGTTTCTTTATATCGACGCCCACTAAGAACAAGGTGATCCATGATTCCTGTAAGACTAACACCCAACAACCGCTCTTCTTCAGTGTTCTTTCTCCAGATGTTTCGCAGATAACGGAAGTCTGTCTGTGTTGATTGTAGTGTTCCTAAGATTGTTGCTATCTTAACTTTACGTTTAAGGTCTTCAAGTGTGTCGGTGGAACGTACAACCACCTCAGATAAATTACAGAATTGGTACGGCCGCAGAATAATTTCTGAACACGGATTTGTACCAAATTCAAAATCTGGATCACGGCGACCATTAGAAGCTGCTTTCCTCTGACTCGCTACACGACTGAAGATACCGCGTTCACCAGCCTTACTCTCATATAATGAAATCCATTCTCCCATAAAAGCTTCAAAGTCTGGCTTCTCAGTATAGCAAGCACTGTTGTTTGCTAAGCGTCTATGACCATTCTCTTCCCACCATGCGCCGCTTTTAGCTTTGCGCATACGATCATCAGACAAATTGGAGAGGCTAATACACGCCGACCGTCTAACACCACCTACAACAACAATATCTGCAATCTTACAAGCAATGTCATGCACTTCGAGGCTGTTTAATTTTCTCCCAGCTGCCCGTTGAAATAATCTAGTAGTAAACTCAAACAGATCAACTAAAGGCTCAGGACCGCTGGCAAATCCCCCGAATGTTTTTAGACGAGTGCCTGCGAGTCTTACTTTACTCACATCCCATTTAGGGATTTGGCCTGTCCACAAAAGCGATAGTAATTCTCTGAATGCTTTTGCCCAACCAATCTTACTATCATCCACTCGGATAACGGTGTCCGTAAGATGAAAGTCTTCAGCAATCTCGGGAAGCTTTGCAATATACTGCCGCTCAACTGAATATCCCACCCCAGTTCCGCACATCAGAATGTACATCATTTCATCAAAAGCACGGGGATGATCAAACACAAGATATGAACAGTTATACCCGGCAACCTGATCTTTCTGTAATGCCTTTCCGGCTGTCATCATGCAGCGCATTGAAGGCATAACATCTAAGTTTGCAATTGCTTTGTAAATTTCCGAGAAGTCTTCTCCATTTAACGCACTGGTTCTTGGATCACTATGAAAATAATCTACATACCTGCTTACTGTTTCTTCCCACGTCTCACGACGATTTTCTTTTTCTCTCCATCTGGCGTATCTACTCTTATGAATATATTGTTGGTAATCATTAAACACATTGCCGGTCATTACTTCTCCTTATTGTTGTACTTTCATATTGTCCATAAGAGCCTTCCAGCTTACGGGATAAATAACACTCACAACATCGTTGATCTTTTCAGCAAGCTCTTGAGCTTCTTTTTGTGCATGACTATCTAGCCTTAGTTTACAAACCCTAGCAAAGAACACAACACTACCTGTCCACACCCAATTAGTCATTGTGTTTTGTGGAAGACACATACGGGCCTGTTCAGGGGCCACTCCATGAGACAGCAATTTGTTATAGACACTCAAACAACTATTAGATATATCCTCAACCGTGTTATTATAGTATTCTTGTCCTTTAAGCTCCCCACCACTACCTTGTTTCGCATTTTCTGGCTTTTCTCGCCACGACTTAGGAAGATAAAACTCAGGCTCGAAGTCTACATAACGCCTACTCTCTTCATTCCAAACCCCACCAACTTGGTGTTTGACAAATTGCCTAGCCAAGAAAATAGGAGCTTTTATTCGTAGTGAAATACTTGTGTGAGCAAGTGGACTCCAGTGATTATGTTTAGCCAAGTAGTTTATCAGCTTGGTATCTTTATCGTCATCAAAGGAGTCTACTTCTTTTGCAAATGATACCCTAGCAGCATTCACAACATTAATGTCACTACCCATGTGATCCACATAAGTAGCCTCTATATCTGTAACCTTTATACTCAAAACCAATCCCCTCCTTCATCAGTGTCTGCCATTCCTTCTACACTAACGTCACAATCTCCTAAAGCTGCCGAATATCCCTGTAAGAAGCCAGCAGCTCTTTCCAAACCTTTATCGTGATAATAATCACCATAACGCTTCAGGAGAGTGAACATTCCGTTTGTTTCCTCCTTAAATATTTCAACCCCAGTATAATCTCCAATCATCTTAGGATCATCTTTGGAATAATGAGTAATGACTTTAAGCTTGGGGTTTTGTTGGGTCACTTTCCTCTCCCTTATAGTGTTGATACAATGAAGACCCGATTAATCCTAACAGCAGTAAATCAAAAACGGTCATCAGTGGTCTACCTTGATAAACATCAGATGGTAGAAAGAACACTCCGATAAGGATTAGAAATCCCCAATCCAGCTTGTGGCTGTGCTTCACCAACACTTCACCAATTTCCATTAACAAATCTTTAATCTTCATGAAATAGCCTCCGTGTGCATTGTATAAGTAACTCGATAAGGATCATAAAAAGGATATTGACGATAGTATTCAGGAGCAATCCAAAAAGGGCTGACAGGGGTCTTTGGATGGAACCATTCAGGATAAGATTCTATTTCCTTAGCTATTTCCTTTTCAAGCTCATTAACCTTAGTCAACTCGTTTAGTTTTACATGTTCCAAAATGTCGGCAATAGTTTTTATTTGTATGCTATTTGGAACACCTTCCCACCCCAACACCCCTTTTACAAAATAAACAAACTGTTCTGGTGTCATTAAAGATACTCCTCATAAGATTTATACGAAGAAGGCTTCAGCACCTTCCCGTTCTTATCCTTCAGAACACATCCAGATTCTTTGTGTTGGACATAAATGCCTTCGTATCTACCAAGATACCCCACTTTAGCAAAACGCAACTCATCGTCTGCTTCGCCCACAGGGAATATCTTGCTCCAGTTGCTCCGCAACACAGCATTCATTGTTTTATGCAGGGCTTCCTGATTCACACTATTCATAAGCTGAAGTGTTAAATCGAAAGCACGAACAGCATTCCCTTCAAACACAATATCTTCAATACAACTAAGAATGTATTCAATGTCGTCCTGATAGCAAGTAGTGGCTGTTGTCTCATTGTATTTAACTACTGAGGCATATCCCGCTGTCACGAATAAATCACAAAGCTCTTTAAAGAAGTTCTGGATGTTACCTTCATCAAAGGCTTCAAACAATTCAGCAGCTTCTTCCTTCACTAAGCGCATCTGCTTCTCCAGCGTGGGAGGCTCTGCTTCGCATGTACGATTCCAATCAATCACATCATCCAAATAAGCAGAATAATCTGTGATGTTCTGCACACTCTTAATCTTATTTACTTCATCAATAAACATATATCTCTCACCTTCTCCTCTAATTGTCTTAGCGTCCCATTGTTTTCGATTGTAGCAGAAATATAAGAAAGATCAATACCCTTCTCCGAAATATGAGAGTTATTTTTTGTTGTAGAACGATCAGACACCACTTTAATAATACGGCCTCCATTACGAACAATGTAATTAGCTTCGTTCTCAAAACGTATGTCGCTGATCACTACGTTCCCTTTAGGGATCATGTCCAACCATACGTCATCATCTACACAGTTACGACCAAACTCAGTTCCAAAGAGCTGGTATGCCTTCCTCGGGGATATCTTATATTGCAACACCCCATGAAGATCATACGTTTGGTATTTAGAGAACACAGCAACGAAATCTCTAGCAAGAGACACATCCAAATCCTCTTCTGGGAAGCACTGCCACAAGAAGATAGGGAGAGAAGACGAGTGTACAATTCGTGTGTACTGTTCTTCTTCTTTCATTACTCCATTACTATGCCGATCATCCCAACCAAACATATTATTGATTGTGTTTTTGATTGGAGAAGCAAGAGCATACTCTTGGTAGCCATAAGATTCTGCAATCATATTTGCTACAGTGGTTTTTCCATGTCCTGCTAATCCTGTTATTCCTATCACTTTTGTCATACAGCCTCCCGTTTAAAATACTTGTTGTGTAAATACATAGCTCCCCAACAACCGAACGTCCCTCCAAGCCCGTTTGCGGAGGCTATAGGGAGGATGCTTCCCCACCCATTAGTAGAGATGTCCAGCACTCCCATTGCCACTGTACTGATCTCTAAGAAAGCCATAGAGACTGTAAACAGCGGAATCAGCTTCCAATTGTTGTGAATTACGTTCCTTTGTTGAAACGCCTTACAAAAGATGAAAGCGAAAGTCATCATCCCCATTAATAGGTATTGCATTTATCCTCCTTTAGAGGAGTTTTGTTTCTCCTCCCAGTAGACATAAAGCTCCCTAGAGGCTTCATTCATCTCTCCAAGAAGCTTATCTACAACACACAATAAATCTTCCATGCTCTCAGCTTCAAGAGCATCAAATGCTTTCTCCACTTCATCTTTCTCAAAGCCATTTACAGCTTTACAGAAGTCTTCAAAGCTTCCTAGAGTGGTGCCCATAACATAGAGAGTGATGAGCATCATCTTCTGTTCTGTTGTTAGAATTAGTTGTCTCATTATCACACCCTATTAAATGACACGATAGATAATCGGTCTTCTTTATACGAACCTTCAGATGTCATGATTGCTTTTGCAATTATATCTTGGCCTTTGTAGAAGGCTGCAACACTATCTTCAAACAAAGATTTATACGTGTAAAGACGCCAACTCTTTATTTCTCCATGGTGGAGTTCATAAGTTGTAGATATAAAATATAACCGATTAATCATTCTTACCTCCTGAGTGGCGGGATATTGCACCAAGTCTTGAGTTTTCTTTATGTGAAATCCATCTTGAGTTTTCTCGTGTATATCCTTTCTGGGTATTTATTCGATCAATTGATGGCGCATTTTTAAAATCCCAACCGCTTTCTTTGTATGTTGCGAATAAAGAAAGAAAAGCTTCATCTTTTAGACTCCAAGAATAGAATTCTTCTTTACTCATTATCTCTAATCCAAAATATAAATGGGCTTTACTTTTTAAGACCCCATTTGTTCTTGATAGCATATTTCGGTATGTTCTCATTAAATAACCAGAAGGAGCTTTTTCATATGCTTTTGAATGCTTGTTGGAATTTTCTTTGCGTTGTATCCTCTGTTTTTCGTTTACACATTGGCGACAACAGGCCCCGTGGTGTCTTTTTGGAAAATCTTCCCTCTCTTTAAGAACACTACACCGGGAACAACTTTTTGGGTATTTTACCATACTACAAAACCATAGGCTCAAGAATTGGCTTACTGTCAACAATCAACCCAGTTCCAATGATTGGGCGTTTTACATTTGTATTATTGTAAGCAAACGCATAATTACTGTCTTCAATTAAACAACCACACTGCATTCCCCAATATAATCCAGTAGGATTGCTCCAATAATCAATCTTAAAATGTTCGTGGTAGTGCCCTTGTACTGCACACATTCCCATTAGCTGACTCAAGCGCAGAACGTTATTCGTCTTCCCATGATGAATGTAACACGATTGTCCGTTTGGGAGCTTTATTGTTAAATCAAAAGACCATTTCCATCCTCCGTCAACATCCAACACAGAATTATAGGACTTAATATAGTGCCTTGGTATCCCATGTGTTTTCGCTTTCCTCCACACCAAACTTCCGTGATTGGATTCAATCACATCCATTTCAGGGAACAACTTGTGCAATTGTTTAATTGTCTTTCTAGCTCTTTTAAGCTCGTCTCCGGCGCTGGGCAGATCAGGATCAGAATCATGAAAACTAAGCGCGTGTTGATCAAGCTCATCCCCAAGTGAAATCACTCTTGTTGGTTTGTATTTCTCCTTCAGTTGTGAAAGGAAGTCGAGAGCATCTGGGTGATTGTATGGTGCATGTAAATCACTTATAAATAATACAACGCTATTGTCTTTATTCTGATCTTTTCCTCTAATGGAAAACTGGTTTCTATCTAGCGTATTTCCTTTTTCAGCATAGAAGGTTCTCAAATAATCTGATAGAGTGCTTTTGGGAACTTCCAGCCTATCAGCAATTTGCCTCCAGCTCATCTCTGTCTCTGACAGGAGTACAGCAACCTCTCGCCAGTCCATCACTCACGTCCTTGCGATAAATCAAAGGTATTAACAAACTGTGTAGCAAATGTAATACTCCGTCGAATCATCGTGCCCCACTCTTGAAAATCGTAATCAAGAATATCTGGAGGGAGAGTTTTCAAGGCTGTATGAAACACCCTATCAATATCCGGCAAGGCCATTTGAGCATCAAGCTCTTTCCGGTATTCTTCCACCTTCTTAAAATAATTAAGAACTTCTTCTTTCGTGATAGACATTAGTACCCCTCCCTATTCCCATTAGACAAGGCTTCGTCCACTTCGTCCATATCGTGGAAATTAGACATCTTCATAATCACTTCCTTAGTGGCAAAACCGCTTTGAATCCAATCATTGTCTTCTCGTTCCAAGCCACCAAAGCGAAGGCCAAACTGGCGTTTCCCATCTTGCACAGAACGATGGATGCTGCTCTTCATCAGGAAAGCAACGGAAGTGTCAATACCGAGGTGCCAGAGCTGTTCTTTGAATGTTTCGAGGGTCATCCCCATTCCACAATGGGTGATGTATTCAATCTTGTAATCGTCTTGAGATGTTTCAGGGGGAACAATCTTAAAGTCATATCCTACACGCATTAAATCGTAGATACTTACCCATTTGTAAACTGTAGCGTATTTCATACTTCTCCTTGTTGTAGTTATTCTTCGTAACGTGATCTTTTCTTGATTTCCCCAATATTAGTTTGGGTTGATTGACAGAAACGGTATAGCTCATATTCTGTCCAGAGGTTGAAACAGCTCATAATGTAATTACGTTCTTTGGCTGCTTCGGGGATGTATTTGCTCGGGAGCTTTCGTATCTCGTCCTTGATGATTTCTTCCTGTGTGCGTAGGAGGCATTGCTCCTCCAAAGCCATCTGTAACACCAATGCTCGATCTTTATTCACTCAATTCTCCTAGTTGTATTAGTTAGATGCGATAGTTCTCTCCACCCATTCGATCATGTTTCCGAACAATGCGTCAGGGGTCTTTGCATTGAACACCCACATCAGAATTCTGTCAACACAGGAGTTTACGAAATGTCCAAATTCGGATAGGTAGTCCTGTAATACACCAATGTAATAACTGATCATTATTCCTCCATTCAGTTTGTTTTACAAACAGTTCCCATGTTCAAATCTTAGCAGATTCTGACACAAAGTCAAGACAATTCTTCTTTGAAGAAGAGATTTACACCAAAGATATTAGTTAAGTTACTTTATTATTATATTATATTCGCTGTGTCCGACTCACTAGGACACAGCTTCAAGTAGACTACGAAGCGAAGCGTAGAGTCTACAGCTAACGAATCTTTTCCTAATCCAACTAGTAAATAAAGTATACACTAATGTAACTAATTAGTATTAATTTTGTAAAGATTAGTAATTAGGTATTGACAAACTAAAAAATTATTGCTAAAATGGTCCTACTGAACAGGACAATGAGTGAAACGATATTGTCCGCCTAAGCAAGGAATAGAAACGAACGTAGTGAGTTTCCTTAGTAGGTTAAGAAGTAGCAACGCATAGTATAGCAAGGTATAGTACAAAGCTATGTATAGATTATAGTATTATATACTTATTTAGTTATTTTCTTTCTTTTTGGTTCTTTTTCTTTCTTTTAGATTTTAACTTATCTGGATTAAAACAACAAGAGGATTGGTAGTATGTCTGGAAAGATTCTTGAGTTCAAACGTTCCTCTCCTCCTGTTGCCGATGAGATAGAGAACATCCTAAACAACCTAGCTAGTTTAGTAGTAGCCCTTGAAGAGAACGCTATCTACCTCCGAGACGAGGAGGGGAACGAATACGACTTCAAACCCACTGTAGGACTTACAGTGTTACAAGATGATAGCAATTACAAACTGATCCAAAGCAATACACAAGATACATGGGTGTTGATAGAGCTATTAGAAAATGTTCTACAAGCCCTAAGAGATTCAGGAGAGGAAGAAGAATTAGATGGCTAATGTATCCAAGAATGTAAGAGCAGCCAAGAAGACATTTGACAATATCACAGAGCTTCAGGATCTGGTGAACAAAGACGCAGTTCCTGCCTACGAGGCCATGTCGAAGCTGGCGTTTGATCCTGCGGTTAATCCTGCTACTCGTGCTGGGATTCTGGATAAAATCCTGAAGCTGCATTGGCTGTACGCCCAAGCTGCTGAGAAGCTTATGGGCGAACCTGCCAACAGGGAAGAAGAGCGTAAGCAGGAAGTTGGGAAAGGTGTTGTAGCCGAATTCAGACGCTTCCCTGTAGCTGTATAAAATTTCAGATTGGGTGTTGACAAACAGAAAATAATCTGCTAGGATGTAAATACAAATAGGGAAGTTTGTTAATTATGTGTTCCATCTTCTGAGGACACCTCTCCCGGCCTCCATACCGGTGATGACTTAAGCCCTACCTTCCCTTGAACTGACAAGGGAGTTTGTTGCTTGCAGACGGAAGGTAACTTCGGGTAGGCACATTTTAAGATTAATCAATTGCGTGCCAGAAGATTCGTGGGAACATAGTTCCTCCCCTTCTGGACACACGAACGTAGCGACTCCCTGAAAAGGGAACACCGGATGAGATCGAGCGCTACCCAGCAGGGAGGATTCATACTCTTCCCTGTGCTCGCGCCAAGGCGGGCCGAGGGACAACGTTGTTGTTTCCAAGTGGTGTCCGGATCGTTTATTGGAGATTAGCGCAGTCTGGTAGCGCGTTTGCTTTGGGAGCAAAATGTCACAGGTTCAAATCCTGTATCTCCGACCAAATTACGGGGGAGTGGCGGAATGGGATACGCAGCCCCAGAGAGGGGTAGTCTCGTGAGTGAAAACAAGGCAGCCGGCTTTAAGCCTTGTGAGTAGTTTATCTGGCTTGCTGGTTCGACTCCAGCCTCCCCCACGAAGTATGCTGCTGTAGCTCAACTGGTAGAGCAACCGTTTCGTAAGCGGTAGGTTTCAGGTTCGAGTCCTGATGGCAGCACCAAATTTGCGGGAATGGTGTAATGGTAGCACTTCATCCTTCCAAGTTGATAGCGAGGGTTCGAACCCCTCTTCCCGCTCCAAATATTGTTCGTGTCGTCCAATGGTGAGGACAGCAGGTTTTCAACCTGTTAATCAGAGTTCAATTCTCTGCACGAACACCAATTATGGCCCCGTGCGACGGGCAGCGTCTGCTGATATTCGCGTCATAAAACGCCACCAGAATATTAAAAGTTTTACGTAGAGACTACTCGAAAATCACAGCTTTGTGTTGATGCAGTGATCAATGATAGTAGAGAAGACCGGACGCTATGCGCGTGGCCTGCCGGGACTAGGCTTGCTGAAACACAACAACGCCTAACGTAAATTCGATGGTGCTTAGGTCGCGCCTAAGATGATGTTGGAAGAGCAGGAAAGCCGACAGAGAATGAGATAGCAATCCCGATTCCACGAAATGAATAGAAATATTGATGGCGTGTCAAGAGAAAAAAGATTGTTATCCAGTTCTGCACAAATTAGAAATCCTTGCGGTTGTGAGGAATAAGCTTTCCAACAAGGGGTTGGAAAGAAAATCCTCTGGTTTATAAGAATTGTTATTTGCAGCGTATAACTCTGCATAATCAATAAATGTTAAACTGGAAGAATCCAGATATTCAGTGAATTGAGATGCTTGCTGTATTTCCTCCAGCATCTTCCCTGAGCCTGATAACAGGGAAATCAACAGGCCCTCACCGTAATATATCCTAACTCTCAGTAGTTCGTTAACTTTTGTGGTTGGTGAAAGAACAGAGTAGATCATAGGATATATTACAGTGGGTTTCCACGAAGAGCATGTTGGTAAATCTAGTGCCTATATAAATACATTTTCCACAGTTGCCGGGAGGTTCCTAGCGGCTGAATACTAGTTAGGAGAATGTATTTGTGTGGGTAAAATTGGTGATCCGATACCACACGTAGAAGCGAAGGGAGAAAGCCTGCAAGCAGACCCTTAACGTCGCAGGAGTCAGAAATGAAGTTCGGCCTGACTACCCACAACTATTTCATTGCCCTCCTCTTGGGAAATAACAACAAGCACAGCCGTGCCAGCCGTGCAGACATAGCCAACATTAACGTATCCGTTTTTATTGGTGCTCGTTATAGAGCCTTCAGCCCGCCTAGAGATTTCTAGTTGCGGGCTTTTCTTTGTTTCGAAGAAAGCATTGAACAATAACAAGAACGATAAGCTTTCTCCTCATAGGAGATTAGCTCTCCTACCTCAGAGCTGCAAATGTAGCTCTTCTTTTTTCTTTCGGAGAGAACATGCAGATTTCACACAAACGTGGAGCCACCTTCTCCCGTGATATATCCGTTAAATCCGATGGAGTAGTTCCATCCGATTTTGCAAGCTGGACAATTGCAGCACAAATTAGAGACAAGAGTAACAAACTTGTTTCACAATTAACTGTCACACGTACAGACAACGTTAACGGGATTTTCACTCTCTCAGACAGCTCTACAGATGATTGGCCCATATGTATTCTCTATTGTGACATTCGTTACACCCTCCCCTCTACAGAAGTCGTATACACAGAGACATTTGAAATCAATGTTCTTCGGAGTGTTACACAGTGAGTATTGTCACAAAGATTCTCCAATCGTCTCCAATTGACACGAAAGTGTTTCTTGAGGAAGGGGATAGTGGGACACTCTCCTTTGGAGTTGACGCTGGAGGTGTTGTCTCCTCCATCCAACAAGGTATAAGAGGGCCTATAGGCCCTACTGGAGCCACTGGTCCCACAGGTTCGGTTGGACCAACAGGAGATACAGGCGCAGCAGGGGTTGACGGAAGTGATGGAGTAGATGGAAGGGAAGTTGAATTACAAAAGTCTGCTACACACGTCCAGTGGAGATATGTTGGGGATGTTAGCTGGACAAACTTAATTCTTCTTTCAGAGATTACAGGCCCACAAGGAATACAGGGAATACAGGGAGAAGTAGGACCGCAAGGTTCACAAGGGATTCAGGGTAACACCGGACCCCAAGGTATACAAGGCGAAGTTGGCCCTCAAGGGCCTTCTGGTGCTCAAGGAATACAAGGTCCGGCAGGTACAAATGGAGTTGATGGTAGAGAAGTAGAGCTTCAAAGTAATGGTACATACATTCAGTGGCGTTATGTCGGAGATGTTTCGTGGACCAACATCGTAACATTATCTTCTTTACAGGGTCCGCAGGGAATACAAGGTATTCAGGGCATTCAAGGCGTTCAGGGGATACAAGGAGAGACTGGTGCAACAGGCGCTACGGGCGCTACTGGTCCAGCTGGTGTAAGTGGTAGTAGTGTAAACGTTGTATGTGATTTTGGTAGTTCCTTTACGGACAAAGCGCAGACAATAGTAACAGGACAATCTTGGGTAGGTGTTAGCAGCGAAGTTGTTTGTAATGTTCTAACCCCCTCCGGAGTTGATCCAGACGAAATGTATCTTCTGAATATCAGACCTGTTGTAAGCGACATTGTTGCTGGAACAGGTTTCACAATAACCCTCTATTCCGAAGCAGAGGCTAAAGGCCAGTATTCGGTTATGTGTATAGGAATTTAAAATGAGTGGAGCAAAAATTGGCTTCGGAAGTGGAATAACAGAACTTACGGCTGACGCCAACGGTTATGCAAAAGTTACTCTAGCAAATAGTGATACACCTGCCTCTGTTGGAGGTATTCGTATTTATTCTGAGAATGATACGGGCACTGTCCTTGCAACAGACCCTCAAATGTATTCACCAGAAACAGATTTAGATTATCGTCTTCGGGTTGCTCTCGACACCATGTATGACGACGAGACACTTAATTCTACGGCACAGAACACAGGTAAGCATCAATACCATAACACCACCATGACAAATACATGGGGTACTGCTGGTATGCAAACCAATGGTGGTAATATCACAACCACCACCACAGGAACATCTTTCCGCACATACGCAACGTTTCCTACTTACGGAACTTGTACAACATCAGCAGATATTGAAATTTCTTTCTCTGCTTGGTTAGTAGCAAACACAGTTGTCGATTTTGGTTTAGGTCTTAACGCCACATCGAACCCCTATGCTCCTACAGACGGGGCATATTTCCGTGTAACATCGGCAGGTTTATTTGGGGTATCAAACTTTAACGGTACAGAGAGAGTTAGTTCTGTAATGAACTTTACCCCCTCTCTTAACCAGAAATACCAGTTTATTGTTTATATTCACCACAGGGCCACAGAGTTCTGGATTAACGATGGTGAATCTACAGACCTTTACGCAGTGATAAATACTCCCAGTGGTCAAGGACAACCACATGCCTCCCCAGCTCTCCCGGTTTTCTTGCGGCACGCAATTGTAGGTGGTGCTGCTTCGGCCACTCTAAACTGCAACCTATCCAACTATAACGTTCGTGTAGGTGGTATGAATATTACCCGCGAAGCAGGTAATATAGCTAATGGTATATACGGAAGTTACCAAGGTTTAACTGGCGGAACAATGGGTAGTTTGGCTACCTATACCAACTCCACCAACCCAACCGCAGCCGTTCCGTCTAACACTGCCCTCACTGCAAACTTACCGGGCGGTCTTGGTGGTCAGGCTTGGGAAACTTTTACGTTGGCAGTTAACACAGACGGTATTCTGAATTCTTATCAGGTTCCAGCAGCAGGTGCCAACACAACAGGTAAGCGTTTGGTTATCACTGGTATTAAGTTGTCTTCTTTTGTTCAAACTGTACTGGCTGGTGGACCTATGAACCGGATATTTACTCTGGCGTTTGGACATACAGCAGTATCGTTGGCTACAGCAGAAGCTGCTACAACAAAAGCCCGCCGTATTGTACTGCTTCCAGAACTTACACAGACAGTGACAGCTGCACAAGCTGTTAACACTATTGTTTCTCAAATAAACCCTGTAGCTACGTTTAAGAACCCGATTTATGTCAACCCCGGAGAATTTGTTCAGCTGTGCGTCAAGCATATTGGTACGGTAGGTACTTCGGGAACAATTGCAACTAACATCCAGTATGACTATTACTGGGAATAATAAATACAAGGGCTATGACCTAAGGAGGGACAATGAGTGAATACTATATTGTACAACCACAGCGCGGTCCACAATCGGCTTTCATAAATGTTCCTACCGAGATTCATTTAGTATTTTACGGTGGTAGAAATGTGCCACCTTTCGCAGTAATGCGTCAAAATAAACACCTTTAATTGCTGGAAACTCTTTAAAGCTTGTTTGACCACAACGTGTATGGTAACATAGAGCGTGAAGGTATGAAAACAAATAAGATTAGACAATCAGCAGCGGAGGTTCTTTTGAAGAAAGAGATTTTTAATTTTCCCGGTTATTTTGCAGATAGTGAAGGTTTTATTCAAGGAAAAAGGTGTGCCCGTCTTAAAGGTAAAATTACATGGGACGGATACGAAGAAATTATACTTGTAGATGGCAATAAAAGACGTTCTGTACGGACGCATATTCTAATTGCTGAAACATTTATATTAAAACCAGAAGGTAAGCACCAAGTAAACCATAAAGACGGCATAAAACTCAACAACAGGCTCGAAAATTTAGAATATGTTAGCGGTTATGAGAATGTGCGTCACGCTGTAAGAACTGGAAATATAAAAACAAAAGGTAAGACCTTTTCTCACCTATCAATGGATGAGATAACATCAATATTCGTTATGCACAGACAAGGTAAAAGCTACAAAGAAATAAAGAATTACTTTGGGCTACATTGCAGACAAGACTATATTGGTGAACTTCTTACTGGCAGGAAGTTATGCGACCTGACAAAAGAACTACGTTCAGAGACTATCGAAACCACGGCATAGCTGGAAGGGAGTAGAGTAGGGCTGTAATTACAGCCCGAAACAAGGTGCCCCTAAAAGGGTGAAGATATAGTCCGATCCTCAAGGAGACTTGAGAAACAAATAGGCAGCAGGCGGCGGCAAGAGCTACGCCCTTCTCATGGATAGCTTGAAGTATATAGATGATCCTAAATACAAAGCTATCTATTTTCGACAGAACACAACACAGCTGGATGAATCTTTATGGCCAGAAGCTCAGGAGCTTTATCTTCCCTTCCTTGTTCATACTTCTGGACCCCTTACTGGTAAGTTTAAAGGTAAGGCTAGAATAAAAGAGAAAGACCATAGAATTATATTCCCTTCAGGAGCAAGCTGTAAATTTTCTTATCTCGAATTAGATAAGCACAAGAAGACTTATCAAGGTGCTCAGTATACAGGTATATATTTCGATGAAGGAACACAGTTCAAGTTCGATCATTTCAATTATGTTAGAACAAGAACACGTTCTGCTTCCGTACATAGGTCTTTTGTTCGGGTGAGTTGTAACCCTGAACCTGATTGCTGGATTAAGGAATGGATAGAACCTTGGCTTGATGAAGATGGTTATGCAATTCTGGAATTGTCTGGAAAAATACGCTACTTCATATTCTTCGAAGGAAATCTCTTCACTTCTTGGAGTGAAGAAGAACTCCGCACTAACTTCCCCGGTAAGAATCCTCTTACCTACACCTTCATACCTTCCAAGCTGACCGACAACCAAAAGTTGTTGGACAACAACCCCGAATACGCAGACGTTCTTGATGCTAACACTAAAGCAGAGAAAGCTGCATTGTTAGATGGGTGTTGGAAATACGTCCTTAACGAAGGAAGTTATTTCAATAGGGATTGGTTGACTGTAGTAGATAAAGTACCAGCAAACGCTAAACATGCAAGAGCATGGGATAAAGCCTCTTCAGTTCCGACAGACATTAATAAGTATCCAGACTACACAGCCTCAACGCATATGGCTAAAGATAAAGATGGATATTATTATTTGATGGGTAATCATCATCCTGAATGTACAGACGCAGATACGGGTATTTTTGGTAAGTTCAGAAGGCTTCCGGGTGAACGTGATCTTCTGATACAAAAACAGGCCGAGTCAGATGGGCCTGAGTGTTCCGTTGTGTTCAGCCGCGATCCTGCTCAAGCAGGAGATACAGAGTTTCTTGAGTCCGCAAAAAAACTTATAGAGAAAGGTTTTGTTGTAAGAGCTGATCCTATGCCGGGAAATAAAAGCAAGCTTACACGTTTTGAACCATTTTCTGCTGCATGTATGAATGGACTGGTGAGGATTGTAAAGTCCTCTTTCAAAAACCAAGCATCTCTTGAAGCCTTCTTAAAGGAATTAGAGCAGTTTGTTGGTCAAGAAGCTACAGCGCGGGTAAAAATTGATTGGGCGGATAGCTCAGCATCGTGTTTCAATTTCCTCGCTAGAGAACAAGTAGTGGACATTAAAGGATTAGCCGGAGCCATGTCAGCATCTGTACAGGCACCAGTTCAAAATCAATTTACAAATATTAGTGGATTTTTACATCACAGAGAGTGATGGAGATTTCCTCCGGAGGTTACTTGTCAGAGTTAGATAGTATTTCTTATGACCTTTCAACAGGGGTGATGAGATTCAAGGACTCTGCAATAGGGGACTCAGGATTAAACATCGTTAATGGCCGTATCTATGAAGAAGCTAAACGGGAACTAGTATTCCCTCAGAGCATTCAGACGTTCAAGACGATGCTTTATGATGTTTCTGTCGCTACAGCAGTGGACTTGTTCTTAATGCTAGTGAAGAAAGTCCCTATCTATGCAGAGCCTCTTGATAAAACAAACGAAAAGGCGAAAGCCAACGCTGACTTCGTAAACTGGATGTTTGACAATCTGGATGGACAATCTTTCCAGACAGTTAAGAACGACATTCTAACCTATTCTTGGGCAGGATTCTCAATCCTTGAAAAGATATTTGAGACTATCAAAGAAGGGGAATACGAAGGTTGGTATCGTGTTAAAGGATTAGAACCAAGAGCACAAATATCTATTGATAAATGGCTCTGGGACAAAGAGACAGGAAGAAAGCTTAAGGGTGTTAGACAGAACGTCAAATCCAGTAGGCTTTATGGTAATGGGATTGTATCTACAACAGTAGATATTCCACTCTCTAAACTCTTATTGTTCTCTTACAACTCAACAAAGAATAATCCAGAAGGGCGCTCTCCTCTACTTAAAGCTTACGTCACTTGGAAATTCAAATGTCTTTTTGAAGATATTGAAGGAACAGGTATCAGCAAGGACATGTCAGGTGTTCTGAAAGTAGACCTTCCCAAGTCTGTAATGGTTAAGGCCACTATGGACCCTAAGAGTGAAGAAGCTGTTCTCTACAACACCATGTTCAATCAGGCACAGGCTTTCCAGAATGGAAACCAATCGTGCATTGTGTGCCCTGTAGATTACACCGACACAGGTAAGCCTCTGTACAACGTATCCCTTATGGGTGTTGACGGAGGTAAGAAAAACCATGATGTAGGAGCTATCATACAGCGTCGTAAGACAGAGATACTGATGGCTTATTTTGCTGACCTTATCAATCTCGGCAACGACTCTCACGGTAGTTTCTCTCTGGCAGACAGCAAAACAAATCTTGTAGCACAAGCCGCAGAAGAACATTTGTCCTTTATCACCCACACTCTTCAGAAACAATTGATTGAGCAACTGGCTCTCTACAATGAATGGACCAAGGAAGAAACTCCTATCCTGAAGTACGGAGACATTGAGAAAGAAGATGTAGATGTGATGTCCCAAGCCATTCAACGGATATTCGCTGTAGGTGCTGTAGAAGGCCGTAGAGACGAGTACAACCGTGTTCGTAAGGTGTTGGGTCTTGAGAGTATTGATGGTGATCCTGAAGAGGTTGTGAAAGAGCCTCCTGCTGCTTCCAAGGCCGGACAAGGTATGGAGTCTGGATTGGGATCGGGTACTGGATCAGGAACAGGTGGTGGTGATAAAGCTGCCGGGAACAGGAGTAAATAATGGCACGACAGCTATTAAGAATTACAAAAGCATTATACAACACCCCACACTTAGTGTCTCCAGATGTATTGGAAAGGATTGAGCAGTATCTGGCTTCTCGTAATGACGAAGCTATTGAGTTTGCCAACATCCAAACCAAGGAAGCTCGTCGGAATCCTATTCCGGGAGATGACAAGATTGGGGCTATTAATGTTGATGGTGTGCTGACATACAAATCTTATTTTGATATGGCCACCTGCACAGAGAATACATCTTACCAATCCATTGTCACTCAATTTGATACAGCAGTTGCTGCTGGGTACAAAACGATTGCTTTGATTGTGGATTCTCCGGGTGGAGAAGCCTACGGAATGTTTGAGACTGGCCGCTACATGCGATCTAAAGCAGACGAGTTTGGTGTTCGTCTGATTTCCTATGTTGACGGATATGCTGCTTCTGCTGCTTATGGTTTGGCTGTTTCTGCTCATGAAGTAATTATGAATCCTTCAGCACAAGCAGGAAGTATTGGAGTTGTTGTACAGCTCACGAACGTTAATAAGGCTCTGGAGAAAGCTGGAGTTGAAAGAACTTACATCTTTGCTGGGGATAACAAGATCCCGTTCAATGCAGATGGTGGATGGAGAGAGGAGTTTCTGACTGATATTCAAAACAAGGTGAGTACGTTGTATTCAGAGTTTGTTGGATATACGTCTGAAATGATGGGGCTTTCTGAAGAGGCAATTATAAACACCAAAGCTGGTGTGTTCCTTGCCCAAGAAGCACAAGAAAAGGGTTTGGTTCACAAGCTAATGACCCGTGATGAATTTAATTCCTATTTGAAAGAAGGGGTAAATAAACCAATGGCAGAACCTACTGCTAAAGCTGGTGTAGATAATGAACTGAAAGCTCAGTTTGCTGATCTTCAAGCCGCTTTTGAAAAACAAAAAGAAGAATTCGCTGCTCAACTTAAAGCAGCTAAAGATGAAGCTGATAATCTGAAACTGGAAGGTTTCAAAGCCAAAGCACAAGAATGGGCGTTTGCCGGGGTTGATGTAAATGCCTATGCAAGTTCCGCTCTCAATGGGTCTGTCTCTATTGATATGTTTGATGCTGCTATGAAAATGGCTGCTGACGTTATCGCCACTAAAGACGCCACTATTGCTAAAATGAAAGACGAAGTTGAAGCAATGAAGGAAGTTGGTGTTAGTGATTCTGAAATCAAACCAGAAGTCAAGAAAGATGGATTTAATGCTGCCTTGCAAGCGCAAGCAGCTAAAAACAAAAATATCAAAGTAAAACAATAAGGAGTGGAAAATGGGATTACTCGAAACCTCTATCAAGCCTATTTCTAACGTAGTCAAATTTGAACTGCCGAAAGGAATGAGCCGTAAAACTGTAACCCTGCGCGTAGCCGCAGAAACCACAGTTAAAGTTGGTACTGTACTGGGCAAGTTGTTTGCTGGTACTGCTTCCGGCGCAGCTGTTGCTGGTAACACTGGTAACGGAACCATGGGTGCTGTAACTGTATCCGGTGGTGCTAAAGCTGGTGTATATAAACTTACTATTCTGGAACCCGGTACTAACCTCGGTGACTTCTCTGTAGAAGACCCGGACGGTATTATCATCGGTTATGGTGTTGTAGCTTCCGCGTTCTCTGCTGGTGGTTTGGCATTTACTCTGGCAGACGGTTCTACCGATTTCGCTGGCGGCGATGCTTTTGACATCACTGTAGTTAAGACTTCTGAAAAGTACAAGCCTGCTGTAGAAACTGCTACTGATGGTAGTAAAGTTTTTGCGGGTATTTTTATGTGCACACAAGATGCACAATTGGAACAAACTTTTGCTGCCAACACTGACTACCAAGTAGTTGTTCTGGTACGGGATGCAATGGTGAGCGCAGAAGGCATGATTCTTGATGCCACTTACGATAACGCCACCAAAAAACAAGTTATCTATGATGCGATGGAAGCTGCTTCGATTGTTGTTGCAGAAACCAAAGCTTTTGGCCCATTGCTGTAATTTAGAATAATAAGGAGAATAATTAATGGCAGTTCGTAAAGACACAAATTTCCTTGAGGACCGTACCCCGGACGTTAACAAGATTGAGAATATGTATGGTCTTGTTAACCAGTTGGGTTTGTTTGAAGAAACTGGTGTTCGCACCCGTACTTTCCAGTACGATCAAATTGAGTCTGGTTTCAGTCTGCCAGAAGATCGCATGTGGGGAAGCCGTCGTGATCAGTTCGTAGATAAAGGGATTGTAAAAACCTTCTCTTTCTCTATTCCTCACTTCCCGTTTGATGGCCGCATTATGCCAGAAGACGTTCAAAGCCAGCGCGCTCCGGGTACTGATCAGGAGTTCTCCAGCTTTGACGCTAAAGTAGCAGAAGAGTTGCTGCGCATCAATAACTCTTGGGCACAACTGCGCGAATGGTCGCGTCTGCAACTGATTAAAGACGGTACTGTGTACGCTCCTAACGGAACTGTATCTACCAACTATTTCACTGATCTGGGTGTAACTCAGAAAGTTGTAGATTATGATATCGACACTGGTGGTACTGGTGTTCCTCAAGCTAAGTCTGAAGAAGTTATTGCTTACATTCAAGACAACCTGCAAGACGGTATGATTGTAACTGACTTTATTTCTCTGGACTCTCCAGAGTTCTTCGCTAAGCTGACTACCAACACTAACGTTAAAGAAGCTTACAGTCAGTTTGCTGCTACTAACGCTAACGGTAACTTCCTGCGGGATCGTCTGCCGACTGTTGGTCGTGGCCATCGTACCTTCGTTGATCAAGCTGGTATTCTGCACATCGAATATCGCGGTCAGATGAAAGGCACCCCACTGATTCCTGCTGGTGAAGCTCGTATTATCCCGATGGTAAGTGGTCTGTTCAAGACTATTTATGCTCCAATGTCACACAACAGCTATGTCAACACCGTTGGTGTTCCGATGTACGCTTTTGTTTATGAGAATGACCGTGGTCAAGGTTATGACATTGAAACTGAATCCAACTTCGCACACTTCTGTGCCAAGCCTCAGTTGATTGTAAAAGCTACTATTACCTAATAGTAGTTAAAGAACAAGAGGAGGGAGCAATCCCTCCTTTTCTTTATAGAATTCCGAAGACACGCACAAGACGGGTCTTCTTTGCACGAATGTGCATTCCCCAAAATAAGAAGAGGGAATATGGCTAAAACAATAACGGTGCCGGGATCGGCAATAACTTTATACCAACACCCAGATACGTACTGGTATCCTTACCCATACAACGGGCGTATTGTACAAGTAGGCACCTTGTCCGGGTTAGAGGCGGCTATAAGTTCTGCCCAACCAAACGACATAATTGAAATTGTCTGGCCGGGTGTTTATGTTCTCAATAATACTTTAGTTCCAGCAGCTAGCAATGTAACAATAAAAGGTGCCTCTGGAGTAGCTTCAGATATTGTATTGAGGGGAAGGGGAATGGACAACTCCAGCTACGGTGGTTGTCCTCACGGTATATATTCCCAATACCCCGGTTTGACAGTAGAAGATTTAACAATAGAGCAATTTTATTTTCACGGTGTTACCTTCGGAGCCGGAGCAACTAGCCCTACATTAAGAAACGTAAGAATGTTGGATATGGGCCAACAGTTTTTGAAAGTCAGCGCATTTCCCGACGCCATTAATAATGGACTTGTAGAAAATAGTTATTTTGCATATACAAACGGACGCCCTACAACAGACCATGAAGGTGCAGGTTATTTTTATGGTGGAATGATAGATGTCCACAATAGTAGTGGTTGGGTAGTACGAAAGAATCAATTTATTGAGAACACTCCAACAGCAGCAGAAATTGCAGCTCTTCCCGGAGGAGCAACCTACTACTTATATAGCCCAGCCGTTTATTTCTGGAACAGATCAACAAACCCTATTGTGGAACAGAACACTTTTATTAATTGTGCCCGATCTATATCTCTAGGTTTGATTTTAAGGGGCGGCGGAGAAAATGATTGCTATGGTGGTATTGCTAGAAACAATATGGTTTATATGGCCGCAGGCAGGTTCAGTGCTGAAACAATAGCTGGGTCAGATGGAGCAATTAATCTGTGGGATTGTCCTAATGGTAAAGCCATAAACAATACCGTGGTAACAAATGGCCAAGTTAATGATGCTTTCCAAGGTAGATGGTCTAGTGGTTTAGTAGTGGATAATAATCTATCTGATGACAGTATAAGAATGAGAGATTCTGCTAACTATACTGGAGACAATAATACATTAAACGCAAGTTCATCGTGGTTTGTAAATCCCTCAACAGGGAACCTAAGATTGAACTCCACAGGAGGCGCAGCTGTCCCATCTTCTAATAGATCAGCGGATGTTCTGTACGATGTTGACGACACAGTAAGACCAACCACAACTAAGAGAGGGGCACACCATTATGTCTAAGACTATTGTTGTACCCGGCTCAACTGTTCCTCTTTACGAACATACAGACAGTTTTTACAGACCTTATCCCCAAGCTTCTGCTGGGTTGTATGACCCAGACGTTACCGCGCCTGTCGTCATCGGTCATTTTTTACTGGACCCAAACACTGCCGGCGAAGATGATATGTTTTACATCGGTCGTCAGTGCATCAGCAAAGGTACAGCAACTGGCCGTATTTTTGTGCAGGGCACTGAAACAAATGGTCGCCAGTCGGTGGGTGAATTCAACATTCCGGCGCTGGTCAACACAACTAATCGTGCGGCGATGAACGTTGGAACTAATCGGCAGGGGTTCAAACGTTTACACACTCAGTTCACCAACATGAGCGCCGATTTCAAGCTGGCTGCCATTTCCTATGATGCAGTTTCGCATCCGCTTGATCCAAGTTATGTAGGAACAGGACAATTACATTTAGGCGGTCATAGCTACTACAGTAACACACTTGATGCATATAACTCTGCGTTATTGCGTAACGCAGCAGCACTTTCAACGTTCACACGTTACGGTATGTTCCAGATTTCTGGTGCTGCCCGCAGTGCTGGGCGCGCAGTTAAATTACCTGCATCATGGCGATCATCGTTTGGTGGGGCATCCCACTTAATGTGTGGTGGGGTAGGATATTGGCCTATCATCTCCCGGATGGCTGTTGGTCCAACGGCATGGCCGGTTAATTTTGACGATATGCAAGTAAGCGATACTCCTACGCTTATCAGCACAACTCCTGCCATGGATTTTCCCTTTGGCCCGGGAACACAACTATCTGATGATTTACAATCGCAACTGTGGAATCACCTATCAGCAATCGCAGGGGCCTTCATTCTTCCAAACACAAATACACTGATGTGTATCGGGTCTAATTTAGACCGTCGTGCCCCATACAATAATCCTCCCGGTGGTTTATTCATCTGCTACGGTGCAAGTCAACCTAGTGATAATGGTGATACCTCGCAAGCTTACCGCGCTTATTATCATCAAGCATACGCAAACTATTACTGGTTATTTGATTTGCAGGATTTAGCAGATTCATTTGGTAATCCAAGTTTGAATCCTCCGCACATGATACGCCCATACAAGCATGGTTACTGGAACCATAGCACTATGCGAAGTGCATACTACCATCGTATTGGCGGTGCTTACTACGATTACGAACAGAATCTTCTAGTGACTTCCGTAGATTATGGTGCTGATAGTAGATTCGGAGCTTCCGCGCCGGGATATGAAGTCTATGATTTAGGGACTAGATAATATGAGTTTTAAATTTTTCTACGGTTTAGACGAAGCTACTAGCGGAACTACACCAACCACTACTGCCAACCAAGGCACTGCTTCTCTACCTCTAACGCTCGATTATGGTCCGGGAGGAATGGCCTTCTCGGCTGATGGGGAGGGTAGCGGTTTAAATTGGACCGCTGCAAGCGAAACAAGTGACGCTAGGGCTTGGGCTGCAATTGGTTCTACAATAGCTACGGAACTTAATGGAACAAACCAAGGAACATTCTTCCTTAAATGGGCTGGGTATTCTGTAGACGACTGGTCCACTATGTTTATACTTGGACCAGATGGTGGTACACCGGCCTTAATGTATGAGCGTAGTGTTTTTGGTCTACATGGTTTTAATTTCGCTGGTAATAGTTTTAATTTTTACAATTCCCAATCCCTTATTGCTGTCCGTATCGACACCACTCAGGCAACGATTCAGGAACGAATAAAGTTCTATACGTTGTCGGGTGGTGTGCTTACGCCGATAACACCTGATGGTGGTTATGGTGGTTATACTCTCCCACAGAACGCTACCATAAGTGGTCTTACTGGTACAGCCCAATTAGTTATAGGTAATCGCCAGACAGCTTTTGATAATGGCGAAGGAATGATTAAGTGTGCTGCGTGGGAAACAGCAGCCCTAGATGAAGCTACTATTGAAGATGTGTTACTTGCTATCGCAGCTGATGACGATACGATGCCATCGACAACACCTACATTGTCTTGGTTGGCTACTCCTTCTGCGGACCAGATAACCGCTAGTAGTTTCAGGATGGCACTCACAACATCCCTTGCTGCCACTATTAAGATAATCGGTTATGACAACATATCACAAGCTCAACCCTCGGATGCCACCTTTGATGCTGCACCAACTGATGGTACTAGTGTGGCGGCTACTGTGTTCTATGACACCACTATAGATTTACCGGCAAATACACAACGAAGATACTGGGTTCGTGCTCAAGAAGTAGGGGGTTTAGGAGCTAAAATATATGCTTCTGTCAACGTAACTACTTTGGCAGTTAGTAACTCAATCCTGTCTATCAATGGCGGAAATCCTATCCGTTATGACCAGACTAGTTTTCAGATTACATGGGATGAAGCGCCGGGGTCGTTATCGGCAGTTACAATTAACGGAGTTGCACAAGGTGCACACACTGCTGTAAATTCTACAACAACCGCTGTAGCTAGAACATCCTCTAACTGGCCTGCCACTCTTTATGGTGCAACTGTAACCCTTACTAGTGGAAGTGCTTCTGGGTCAACATCAATGACTCCTGCTACAGGATATAGTCATGTAACTTTATCTGGCTACAATCCAGCTTCTACTACAGGAGAGGTGGAGACATCCCCAGCAGCAGCGAATGGGGATCAGTTGGTTTACAACAATGAAACCAACACAATTAGTATTGCTGCGAATGGTATTCCAACCTTCACGGGCGCTTTTGATGGAACGATGAGTGTTGCAGTTGTAGATCAGACGGATGGAGCACATTCAGCTTTTGCTACTATAAATTATGATCCACCAGCAGACATTATTCCAACACAGTTTGATCTTGGAGCTGATGTAACAGGAGCCAATCCTAATACAGACACAATACGTTCTTTTGTTGTAGCAGGAACTACAGCAGCTACAAACGTTACTTTTGCTGCTACAGGAAGTGCTACAGTGTCTGATGCAAGCAACGGAACATATGGAAGTTCTGTAGTAAGACAGCTTGGTCAGACAGTTTATATGAAACTGACTTCTGGTACTTATGGTGCTGTTGTAACAGGTGGCGTAGCTTCGGGAGGAGTAACAGACTCTGTAAGCGTAACTACACGGGCAGCTAGCGTACCCACTATCACTGTTCAACCTTCGGCTCAAAACGTAACAGCAGGTCAAGTAGCCTCGTTCGTTCTGTCTGCTACAGGAGCTTCTGCTTATCAATGGTTTGAAGAAAATGGTACAACTGATATATTAGTGTCAGGAGCAACTTCTTCTACTTATGCTAGAACAACAGTTCTTGGAGATAATGGAAAATCTTTCTATTGTCGAGTGACAAGCTCTGAAGGTGGTATTGTCTATTCCAACACAGTTGGTTTGACAGTTAACCCCGCAAACGTAACAATCACTAGTCAAGTGATGAGAGACGCTTCTACAAAACAAATAAGAGCTAGCGTATCTAACATCCCTGTACGTATTCGTAGAGCAGATGGAACTATAGCACTTAGTACCACAGTTAATACAAATGGTTCGGGAATCTGGACATTAACTAACAATGTGATGGGTGTTACTGGTGAAACTGTATACGTTGAGTTTCCTGATAGCGGAAGCGGAAGTTATTCCGGTTTTAGCTACACATTATAAGGGGATTTAAATGGCATGGTTAACAGGTAGTTTAGTTGAGAATGGATGGTTAACTGGTGCTCTTCAAGTTGGTGATGTTCCAAAGAAGATTATCATTGGAAGCGGAAACCCGGTAGTTAATACTGCCGGGAATCCTGTTACCCACACGTTTCAATACTGGTTTATCACTCAGACGGACATTGATATAGCGAATTACAACGGGCAAGCAATCACTGCTGTGGATAAAGGAACCAACCTAGTTATCACTAACGGGATTGGAGAAATAACGCTGAGTGCTGCTACAACAGGACAAGTGTACCGTTTGGTGGCATTTGATGATGATGAGAGTCATTACTTCAGATTAACAGGCACAGTAGTTGAGGTGTAGCGTGTCCATAAAGATGTTCACGCTGTCTTCGACTTTAAAAGTCTCAGGAGAATAATATGGCTGTCTTAGATCGCAGCTTTCTAACACCTGAAGATAGTGGGTTTGATTACTTACCCGCGTTTGAAGCTGATGCTCTCGGTAGTGGATTTGCCACTGCCAACCTCGTTCAATACTTCACTGCCGCCCCTGTAGGACAAGCGTTAGCTTCTGGGGGAATCTATTCTGTCTTGGAAGCTGATGCTTCTGGAGTTGGATCAGGAGAGGCCACAAGTTATCCAGCCCTACAGTCCGTAGCCCTTGGCTCGGGTGTAGCTGATGGAAATATAGACGATGATGTATTTAGAGCAGAGGTTCTAGGGGTTGGAATTGGAAGCGTTGCTTCTGTTACAACAATCCAAGACATCAAGGCTGATGCTGTAGGCACAGGCTCTGGTGGAGCTTCCCTTAGCGAAATATGGAGTGCCCAAGGCTTAGGTAGCGGGTTTGTATCAGGAGGTCTCTATGAGCCTCTACGAGCCTCTGGAGTGGCATCCTCTACCGCAACAGGAACAGTTCTTCTGACCTTCAGGGCTTCTGCTCTGGGAAGCGGGTTAGTAGAAGGGGGAATTGACCAACCTGATTATATCTCTGGGGACTCCGTAGGGACAGCTATAGCCTCTGGGGGCCTCTACACGGGCTTTGCTGGACAAAGCCAAGGGGTAGCCACTGGAACAGGAAACACAATCCTTTCTCAAGCTGCTGACCTTGCAGGGACAGCTTCTGGAACAGGAACTGGAGTGGTTAACTCCACATTCTTGGCTACTGGGTCTGATTTAGCAGGATCGCTATTAGGAAGTGGATTTGCTTCAGGAACAATTCGTTCCCCATCGCTTCGTCTCCAAAGATTACAAAAAATTCGTCTTGTTCATTCAATTAACAGGAACGCTCTTTAGGGCACAACATAGAGGAAAACAATAACAGATGTCCGCTTTTTCAGATTATATGGAAAACGCAATCCTTAATTGGATTCGTGGCACCAACATTACAGCCCCAACAACTGTGTACGTTGGTTTGGCTTCGTCTGCCACAACAGATGCTCACACAGGAGCAACCATTCCCGAGCTGGCCAACTCTAACGGCTATGCTCGTCAAGCGGTTACTTTTGGTGCCCCGTCTGGAGGTGCAAACAACCGTATTGCAAATACGGGTGCAGTAAACTTTACAGCATCGGCTGATTGGGTAACTGCAACACATGCTTTTATCACTGATAGTGCCACACATGGTGCTGGTAATGTCATTATGCACTTTGCATTAACTTCTCCGGTTACTGTTCTTTCTGGTCAAGTACGTCAGTTTCCTATCGGTGAACTGCGTCTGGAAGTGGCGTAACTCCTTCATTTGGAGGTTTGTATGACCATTTTCGTTTCAGTCTATGCAGGATCAGATACAACAACCCGAATTAAGGTGTTGGATAAAGAGATTCCGGTAGACCTCTCTGGTGTTCTCAGGATGACCCTTGAGTGTGATGGTGAATTTGTTGACAGCGATGTTGATGATGATGCTTTCACTTGGATAGGAACTCCTGAAGACCCATTTGAGACAGGGGAAATCTGGTTAAAACTAGGCCCTTATCTTACGTCAAGGAATTGTACACCACTTCCTGCACGTCTAACTATTTACGATATTTTAACACCAAACGGGATTGTATTGGGAGAGGGATGTGAATCTCCTCTGCTTTACGTTTCTGTTTGTTAAGGAGGATTAAATGCCAAAATCAGATTACGCAGAAAATGCGGCCCTTACCAACTTACTGGGTGGTTCCAACTGGGTTGGACTGTGCAGTGCAACCCCTACAGATGCTCACACTGGTACCACTATATCGGCTGTGGAGCTTACTGGTAATGGTTACACACGTCAGTCTGTAAGTTTTACAGTAACTGGGAGTACTGCTACCAATACAGGAGCTGTAACTTTTACCGCCTCTGGAGGCGCATGGGCAACAGCTACGCATATTTTTATTGTTTCAGCAGCAACAGGTTCAGGTGGAAATGTTAAGTACTACGGCCCGCTGACTTCCAACATCACCCTGAACAACGGTGAGAGTGGTACCTTCGCGATTGGTCAGATCACCATCACTGAAGATTAATAACCAACAATGAGATTGGAGAAGATTTATGGCTGATCCAGTCATTGATGCAACAGATGAAAGTTGGTTGGTGAGGTTTTCCATAGGGGATGTTGATGTCCCCTATGAACTTCCCGATATTATGGTTCTTCATTCTTTGGATATGTTTTCTTCGGACACACAAACAACTAGGGTTTATAAATCCAGTATTCAGTGTTTGAAGTGGATTAAATCCAAGTTTGCTGTCCAAGGCTCACGTAGACGTGAGAGAGAAGGTGGACGGGAAGTAGAAGAATACAGACAAGAAAAATATAAAGCTGTCTCTGATCTCTTGGATTGGTTGGAAGAGAATCCCCCGAGCGAGTCCGGAGCCAGTGGTTTTGTTCTCCCGGTGTTTGGTGGGACAATGAAGAGTTATGTGGATGATTTGAAATGTGACCCAGCTTATGTCCCAGCGAATGCTGAGATTGGTTGGTTCTATGACGATTTGTCATAGGGAGTTTAGATGTCCTCTGTGAGAGTTAAGGTTAAGTGTGACAAGAAAGAGTTGCTTAACCTCCGAGCCAGACTGAAGAACCTAGACGACTGGTCAGGTAAGGCTGGATTCTGGCAAGAACAGAAACATCCCAACAAGAAGCTTAATGCTGCCGAGCTGGCAAATATTCTTGAGTATGGAGCCAACTACGGTAAGCCGGGGTTTATTCCTCCTCGTCCTTTCATACATGATGGGGCTATGGATAGCTTAATAGAACTAAGGTCTATGTATGTTTCAGCTTTCTACAATTTTGTAGAAAGAAAGAAAACACCAAGAGCTATTCTGAAACCAATGGCAGACGCCATGGCCCGATGGATAGCAACTAGAATTTTGTTTAATAACTACTCCAGAAATGCTCCTTATACAGTCGAACAGAAAGGCTTTGATAGGCCGTTGTATGAAACTGGCTGGCTCTCTGAGAACGTTAAAACCAAGACACGCAGGAAAGATGCAGATGAGTAGAAGTATTTGGGTAAGAAAATTTATCCCAATGATTGAGCTTGAAGCCAAGCGTGTGTTCCAAGAAGAGGATGAGTATCACGCTGTCACAAGAAAAGAATTTTCTTTCACTGTGAAAGATGCGGATGTTCAACCTGTTAAAGGAAATGAGCTTTTAACGTTGGAAGAAGGATACAGAGTGAAGTCTGTGTTCAAGGTTTACACTCCAACAGAAGTCATTGCTGGAAAGGAAGGTTCAATTAATCTCCCAGACAAAATCAAATATAGAGACGTGTGGTATTCAGTGTTCAAGGTTGAGCCTTGGCTCGATGGTTTGGATGCTCACTATTGTGTTTACATGGTAAGTGAGAATGGGAGATAACAATGCGTTCACGTCTTGAGGAATTCCTTTTCAATCCTGTCTCTGATTTCATTCTCGTTGCTATTCAAGAACGTCCTTATTTGATGGATGAAGATTTCAATCCTCCTTGCGGGGATTATGTTGCTGTGAAGATTGAGACTATCAACCCAATTGCTTGGGGAAATAGTGCTTATGACACCGACTCCAACGGAGTCTATCACAACTACACAACGTATGAAACCACAATGAGAATTCTTGCTATTGGTAAGAATGCCATCACGAAAGCTCAAGTTATTTCTTGCTCCCTACGGGATAAGAATCTTTTAAGAAACACACTACGTCCTAAAGGGGTTGCTTATTTCAATAGCACACCAGTTAGAGACACATCTATTTCGTGGTTAGACAAACGTGAAAAGCGTTATGAGTTTCTATGCCAGTTTAGATTTATTCAAGGTGGACCTGAAAAGGGCGAAGCTCCTTTCACCATCGAAACATTTGAAGGAGCCACTGGCTCTTACAGTATATAATAATAGGAGAAATTGATGGCATTTGATATTGAAGATATTGTAGATGTCGTTATCACCCTTGGTGATCGACCAATATCTGTAGCATCGTTTGACATCCCAGTGATTGTTTCTGCACATAATGTGTGGACAGATCGTGTTCGTATTTATACGGATGCTGATGATCTGCTGGCTGATGGTTTTGCCGATGGTAGCCCGGTTTATAAAATGGTAGCTGATATTTTTGCAGGTATCAAAGCTCCGAATCAAGTTGTAATTGGTCGCAGAGCGCTCACTGATTACAGAGCAACCTTTGACGTTGCTAACACCACTGCTTACACGATCACCTTGAGTGTCAACACTGGTAGTGCTTCTTATGATAAAGCATTTACTTACACTTCCGATGCTGATGCAACAGGAACAGAGATTGCTGCTGGGCTGGCTGCTTTGATTGAAGCTGACACAGATATCAACTCTTTTGTCACTGCAACCAATAGTACCTCTACATTGATTGTAGCCCCTGCTTCTACTGGTAAGGTGAGCTTGGGAGCTTCCACTTCCAACATCACTCTGTCCTTCACTTCGAGTGAAACTGCAACTCAGGCTCTGAGTGCAATTGTGGATGTGAATGATCAATGGTTCTTCATTTTGTCTGATAGCCACGATGGAACAGACATTGAAGACTTTGCAGAATATGCTGCTGCCAATAAGAAGATTTATTTTGTGTCTTCGCAGGAAAGCGCAATCTTCACTAGCTCCACTGTTGACATCGCCTCTATTCTGAATGCTGCACAATATGACAACGTTATGTTGGTTGCGTATAAAGGTGCGGATAAAGAATTTGCCGAGGGTGCTGCTCTTGGAACTATCGCAACTTCCTTCCCCGGAACTGGTGACTTGTTTGCCAAGACCCTGATAGGTGTTGCTGTTGATTCTATCTCCACCACTGAAGCTACTTTTGCTAAAGGTAAGTCTGCGAATATTTATGTTCGTCGTGGCGGTGTGGGTTGGATGGAAGACGGTAAGGTTTCTAGCGGGAGGTTCTTCGATAATATCCACGGTTCTCTGGCTCTTGAAGCCCGTATGCAGGAAGGCGTGTTTGGTTTGATCAAACGTGTTTCCGACTTGGGGAAACGTCTGGCTGGAGATGAAGGTATTCGTGAAGTTGTCAGTGAAATGAATGTTGTGCTGGATGAGTTTGTTAAATACGGGTGGCTTGCTTCTTACAAAGTGTTCCCACCTAAAGCATCTGACATCAGCACAAACAACAAGGCTAATCGCTTCCTGCCGGATATTCCGTTTGAAGCAACGATTAATCCAGTTTGGCATACTTTCAAAATTTCCGGTTTTGTCAAATTGTGATATTAGGAGAATAAAATATGCCAATACCTGCATTACTTGGGACTTATGATCCTAATGACGTTATAATCACATTGAAAGCACTTGGTGCAAAAGTTGAGTTGGTGGGGTTTCCTGAAGGGGAAATGATCACAGTTGAACGCAATCAAGAATTCTTCAATAATCATGTTGGAACTCGTGGGGAAGTTAGCCGAGCTGCTAACCGTGATGCCACTTGTACTATCACCCTTCGCTTGCAACAAACTTCTCCTTCCATTAAGAAGCTTGAAGATTTAAAAGTTGTAGGGAACATCTTGTCCGTTCCTCCTCTGATGACTCTGGAAATCTACGATCCTGCGGCTTTTGAAACCGTGTTTGTAGCTAACTGCTGGATTCAGAAAGACCCTCAACGGGTTTGGAGTAATAACGTAGAAGCTAGGGAGTATAGCCTGTTTGGTGTAGCTCTGATCACTGCGTCTAACAGCGCTCTGAGCGTAGCAGCGCAAACAGCAGATTTAATCTCTGGTGGAATTCCGGGAACTTGAAGTAAATAGCTATAACTAGCTAGTTGTAAATCGCTCCTGTAAGTGGAGATTATAAAGGAGGATGTGAGGAATCGCATTCCTCCTTTTTATTGTTTAAATTTTTGTAGGTAGATAAATATGCAAGAGAAAATTATTCACGTCCCGTGTGAAGATGGGACACAATTAGAAGTTACGCTCAACTCGTGGGACTTGCGTCGTCAGCTCCGTGAGAACAACATTGTTATCCCTCTCATTAAAGAACCTTTTGTAAATGCTCTGGCAGTGTCAGGAAGCTTTGAAGAAGGAATGCAAGTGATTGCCATGATCGAAGGGATTATGGGGGCATTAGCTGGAATTGATTTAGAAAAACTGGCAGATCGTTTGATTGACGGCGTTTGGTATCGTCCCAAAAATGGCGCATCCAAGAAACCAGCAACGCTGGATATTTTGGCAGAACAAGGTGTAGGGCTTACTGGTGTTCTTCAACTGTGTGTTGAGATCATCAATCAGAATTACGGTACACTGCTAAAAAAAGATTTATTGGCTTTCTTCCTCCCGGCAGCTCCAATCGAGAGCTAAGTAGGAAGGAGGCCGCGCTGTATGAAAGGATAGACAAAGAGTCATCGCTAACAGCGCAAGATATGTTATGGCTTGAACCCATCTTTGATGAAAAATGTAATGTAACTGTAAACCTTCTGGACCTTGATCTTGATCTTCTATCGAAGATAAATGAGTTTCGGAGAATCAGAAATTCTGTTGAATTGTTACACCATGAACAGGCCAAAGAAGAAATTGAGAAAGCACAACAAGCCAGCAAGCTTCACAGATAAGAAGCTAGGGGAAATTAAGTGGATGGAATAAGAGCAGCGAGTGTTTACGCTGAAGCAGATTTTAGGATCAATCAATCTGCTTATCGGAACATTGATCGGTTTGAAAAGAAAATCGACAAGCTCAAGAAGAAATTGGAGAGCCTAAGCTCTCCTAATATTTCTGTTGGTGGGCGTGTAAGCTCCGCTGTCTCTGGAGGAACGGGCAGAGGAAGTGGTGGTGGAAGACAAGGAGAAGGGTGGTATTGGAACACCATAGGTAAGGTTGCCTATAACATGCGTAAGCGTGAGGCTATGGTGGAATCAGCTAAGGCTGGTATGCACAACACCTTCCGCACCCTAAAGATTCCTAAAGCAGACATGGATCGTCTCACAGAATCTGTAGCTAAGTATGGGGAAAGATTAAAGAGCGGAGAAATGATCTCTGCTGAGTTTGCTGTTCAGCTCAAGAAGATAAAGAGCGAAGCCCGTGACCTTCATAAGCAACTGAACGTTCCTCCTCCTAAATACACTAAGGATATTAATAAAGGTTCTGTTAACCAGCTTGCGGCTATTGCTAGAGCAAAGAGCAAACAGGACATGCAGATCTTTCGCGCTCGCGCAGCATTTGAAAGATCAACACGAGAACTTAATATTTCGAGCGATTCTGGGTTATGGAAACGCCATCATGAAACTCTGCAAGGGATTATTAGAGAATATAGAGATGCCCCGCACGCAGTAAACAAGTTTAAAGAAAGCATAACTAGCCTTGACTTTCAGATGAGAAAAGCTGGGAAACAAGGCTTTGCTGGAATGATGGCTGGATTGCGTAGTGTAAAAGCCGGAATGGTTGGACTTGCTGCTGTGGGTTTTGGTTCTCTTGCAATGAGCGCTGAACAAACTGGTGTTAAGTTTAACCAGATGAATATGATGATGCAAACAGCCTTTGGAAAAAACTCTGCAAAAGAGTTGGCATACATTCGTAAAGAATCTGAGGCGCTGGGAACCAGTCTTCTTGATACAGCAAGAGCATGGACAAAAATTGGATTATCTGCTGATCTCGGTGGGTTTAATATGGGTGAAACCCGTGAACTCTTCTCAGCTATGCTTGGTTTTTCTAAGGCTATGGGTTTATCAGCAGAACAGTTGGCTTTGACTTTACACGCCTTAATGCAGACGTATGGTAAGGGTGCTCTTACCTCTGAAGAATTATATGGTCAGATGTCAGAACACATTCCGGGTATCTCTGCGTTGCTTCAAAACGCATTAGGATATAAAGGGAACGGAGCGGAGTTTAATGCCGCATTAAAGAATAAAGAATTCACTCCAGAGAAATTTGCTAAAGCGTTAGCTAAAGTATTGCGAGAAAGATCCGGAGATTTCAAGAATAGTGAGTTCTTTGCTTATGAGCAAAAGAAATCAAAGCTTGGAATGGTGTGGGCAGACACAATGAACTCCTTCTTTAAATCAATGGAACCAAGGTTAATGCTCCTGTTTGACAACCTTGGATTCTTCTTAAAGATGGTTAGTCCATTACTTAATGCTTTTGGTAGTGCCATATCTTGGTTAGTTACGATGGTCACTACATATGCTAGACTTCTTCCTGCTCTATTTCATGATGTCTTTTATTACCTTGCTGGGGATGAAAATGTTCGCAAGGAGATTCATGATTATTTGGGAATAGCTAGTGGGAACTTAGGTTCTAAAGTTTCTGGAGCTATGGGACTTGCTTCCCCGATTTCAGACCAAGCAATTCTTGGCTATATAGAAAAGATGGGGTCTACGATTGCTGAATCTATCAAAAATAACCTCAGTATTCAGATTACTCCCTCTGAAGATTTAAAAACAAGAATAAAGCAGAGTAATCCTTGGCCAGCCATTAACACAGCAACAACGGAATAATATTATGCCAATAACAGTTTTTATGGCAGGAGGAAATGACTCCAGAAAATCATTTGTTGCTGATGCAGTGATGAGTGTTAAGGAGACATTTACCAATCAAATAACCTCCTATCCTGTGGACACTCGTTCCAATATTAGTGACCATGTGTTCAATGAGAATCCTACGATCAGTATTGTAGGAAGTGTCTCCAATCATCCAGTGTTTGAGTACCCTAATAATGAAGTGGGTTATAACAACATTAATAGGGCTGACGAAGCTCATGCTTTGTTGAAAGAACTTTGGTTCTCAAGAACTCCTTTTGATGTTGTCACTGAGTTTGATCTGTTTACTAATTGTATTCTTCAAACCTACACAACAGATTTCACAGCACAGTCTATGGAAGCCTTGAACTTCAATTGTGACATCCAAGTTATTCGTTTAGCTGAGAGCCAATCTATAACAGTGACAATTATTGACTCTGCTAAAATAGGAGAAAGTGGGAAAGGGACAACTGACAACGGAGCAGAACAACCAACCGATCTCAATGATGGTAAGAACCATTCCCAAATAGTTCCTCTCCTTAATGACAAAGAAGCTGCTGATGCACAATATGAAGCTAACATGAAATCACAGGAGAGCAACTAATGCCGATTGTCCTCCCAATGCGTGGGCCTGATTCAAACAACCTCTATCAGGATCAACGTGTACGTGTTCAGATAGGAAATCAATATTATGCTTTCCGGTATCGTTACAACTCATTTGAAGATGCTTGGTATTGCTACGTTGGTCTCTTGGGGCAAGACCCCAGAGTGAAGTTCAAGATTGTGAATGGTATTGATCTTCTTGTTCCTTATAAAGCTTATGATGAAGTTCCTAAAGGACTACTAAAAGTAATAGATATGGATGATCAATGGGGAAGACCTTCTAAAGAAGGAACTTTCCGGGATGGTAGATTCTTTTTAATTTTTGTTAGCGAAGATGAAGATATCAACGCTTGGGCGGAGAGTGTAGGAGATGCTGTTTAATCGTAAGTATCAATTGGATTTTGGTAAACCGATTGAAGTGAAGCGCACCTACGTCACACCGGAAGTGGTGGATATTGGGAAGTTAGTAGACTCCAAGAGTCCCACCAATGCCTACCGCCTGACAGAACACAACATCTCATTCAATATCCGCAAGAGCGTCACAGATTCCCCCAATAGTGGTTCCATCACAATCTACAACATGCCCAAGGAAATTCTCGGGTATCTTGAAAACTTGAATGGTAAGCCCTTGGGGGCAATCCTCTCTGCTGGGTATGAATCTGGAATCAAAGAGATATTCAAGGGAACAGTTGAAAGCTACACATATACATTCAATAGTCCTGACAGCATTCTAGAGCTTTCTCTTGGGGATGGTAGTGTCAACATGCGGGAAACTGTTTCTGTACGCTCCTACCCTCTTGGGACGCCCTACAAGACGATTGTAGAAGACATCGTAGGGGATATGGGCCTTCCTAAAGCTGGAGGCTTGCTGAACGTCCCAGAGATGGTGACGAAGAGTGACTTCTATGCTGCCGGGAGTAGCTGTGAACAGCTCCGGAGAATAGCCAAGATAACCAACTCGGATTTCAGTGTGCAAGAGGGAGCTGTCTGTTGGATGCCTAAAGATAAAGGCACCAGACAAGAAATCATCAAGCTAACCGCTCAAAGCGGGTTATTGGAGATTGCTCCTCTGAACAAGAGTGAGGGCACCAACCCAGAAGACAAAACGTCCCCCAAGAAGAGCGTTAGAATCAAGTGTCTCCTGAATGGAGCCATTATGCCTAATCAAACCGTGTATGTGGAATCCTCAGATGGATTTTACAAGGGTGGGTATAAAGTGACCTCAGTGGTTCACTCTGGAACCTTGGAAGGCGGGGAATGGGTAACGAACATGGAAGCGGATGAAGTAGTCGTGTATGTGTAAACACATACCCTCCTTCTTGTTCAATCGTAAACGATTTTCACAAGTGGTAACAAATGTCTAATACAAATGATCCTGTGTATATTTTAAACAAGTTCCTAATGAACTACATGCGGCACATTCACACGATCAAGCCGGCTGTTGTCACTAAAGTGGTGGGGAACAGAATCTCAGGCACTATCCTGACACAAACCAAGTACAAGGATGGCCATATCCAGCCCTTCCCGCCTATTTCTAACGTACCCCTTATGGTGTATAGCGGGGGAGGTGGAACGAGCCGTATAACCGTTCCTGTGAGTGTAGGGGATATGGTGCTGGTGTTGTTCTCAGATAGGGACTACGGTAGCCTGCTTCAGAATGGGGCTTCTGTCTCTATCCCTGATGATCTGAAGACACATGAGTTTCACCCTATAGCTGCCCTCCCTTGTATCTTCGCTCTCCCTGATGAGAAGCCTATAGAGCCGGGGAAGATTGTTATTGAGAGTGGTGCTTCTCGTATTGCTCTTGGCTTGGATGGGAATATTGAGATCGTTGGAACGATTACACACACAGGAAGTTATATTCTGAATGGTTTACCGATTGAAACACATAAACACACTTCAGCTTCTCCGGGTAGCCCAACAAGCACTCCCATTCCGTAATACATTTTAAACGAGAACAACGATGTTCGATTTATATATCGACCCCACTACGGGGGATTTATCCTACCAGAATGGTGGGTTGTCCCTTGTTAGAGACACGAACAAACGTGTCAGACAAGAGCTTGAGGTTACGCTGAGAGCTTTTAAGGGGGAATGGTTTAATAACACACAGTTTGGTGGAATTAACCGGGATTATATTGCACAGCCCGGAATCACCAAATTGGAAGTGGATGCTTGGTATCGAAGAACAATTCTCTTGAACCCCGAAGTGCTGGAGCTGGTGTTCTTTGAATCCAGATACAACAGAAACTCCAGACAATATGATTTAGAATTTGTTGTGAGAACACTTGGTGGAACAGAGCGCGGACGTGTAGCCCTCACCCCATCACAGGAAGTTGTGTACACTCTTCCTCCGCAAGAAGAATATTTACCGCCTGTCACTCCGTCTATCAAATCTATGGCGGCGTTCATTGCAGGTACCTCTGGAATATCAGCTATCCTCACCAAGGATGATATATCGTTTGTTTCCGCTCCTATAGCAGGAGTTTCTTCTGTTACAGCAACGGCTGTCAGAACATTCCAGAGCGTTACAATTACAGGAAGTGGCGCATTGTCAGCGGGTAATGGTGTTAAAGCCATATCTGCTACGATAACAGCTTCTGGCGCTATTACTGCCAATATGTCTACAGTGATGTCTGCTGCTATTTCAGCAAGCGGAGCATTAACTGCTACTGTGTATAAACCAGTAGCCAGCACCATAACAGGAGCTGGAGTTGTAACAGCGTCTGTGTCCAAACAGATGAGCAGCACAATTTCTGGAACAGCGGATGTAACAGCAGCCCCAGCGTTTGGTGGCGGAACAGTTATTTCTGGAACTTCCAACGTAACAGCAGCTATAGCAAAGAACATGGTTGCTACAATTGCTGGAACAAGTTTAGTAAGCGCAGGCCCGGCATACTCCTTGTCTGCAACTCTGACAGGAACCACAACAACCTCCGGTGTTCTGAACAAGCGATTGGTTTCCACTATAGCAGGAAATGGAGCCATTACAGGAAGCATCAACAAGTCTTCTGGATTGGTAATGGTTGGTACTTCCAACGTAGTGGCCAATATCACCAAGCGGTTTAGCGCTAACATTGCAAGTGTCCACAGTGTCGTAGCTTCTATTAATAAAGGAAGTAACACAACTATCGCTGGTACTTCTACAGTAAGTGCTAATCTGAGAAAGATTAAATATGGCTCATCTTCAATTAGTGGTTTAGGGAGCATTACAGCTAATTTCACTAAAGTGAAGCAGATGGCAGCTACAATAGTTGGCTCTAGCACAACCACAGCATCTGGACTGAGAACTTTTGTTAGTTCCTCTATTGGAGGTAGTGGTGCGTTATCTGGGACAATGAGAAAACGCTTGGTAGCTACTATAACAGGAACTGGAGCATTAACTGGCTCGGCAACTAAGAGATTATCTAGTACCATATCTGGAATAAGCACAACCTCTGGGATAATTGGAAAAGTTAAACCAATGTCCGCAACTATCCTAAATGGAAATAGTGTGACAACTGGGAACATTTTCCCCGGTGGTCTTTATGACCTAGAAGCTATGAAAGCTTCTCGTATTCCTCAAACACTCTATCCGATGAATGATTACAGCACAGCAGATGTTAGAGAGTATGTTAACCCATTAGCAAATCTTGCAACATATGGATCAGTTGCTTTGGTGGGTCAAGCTGGAACCATTCGAGACGGCAGTAGAACAACCTCAGCAAGAGCTAATTCTCTAAATGGAATTGAACCTGTTGTGTTCCTTTATCCCACAGATGTGTTACCTGTTGCTCCAGTAGTTGGCTCCGGTAAATTAGGAATCTCTTTCTGGACATCTTTACCGGCAACATTAACAGACGCGTCTTTAATGGCTGGGTACAACTTTGATGGTACAACAAACTGGGTGTATTGGGATCTGAGAATCACCAGTGCTGGTGCTATTCTGTTTAGACTCTATAACTACAATACCCACGATAACGGAGCTTATATTCAATGGTCATCAGGTAATGGAGTGTTAGCAGCAGGATGGAATACTTTCATTGCTGTGAGTTTGGATACAAACCAGATCAACACAACTAACAAGTGTCAGATATACACTGGAAACTGGCCGGGAACTATTGCTAGCAGAGTTTCTGCTGTACAAACCTTTGGAGGATATTTCCAATCTTTGAGTCCCGGAAATAGTGATTATGACAGTATTCAAGTTGGAAGAAACTATACAGGAACTTTCGAGAAGATAAGTACCTACAACAGTACAATATCTGAAGCCAATGCAAGACTGTTATTCAACACTGGTAATCGTACACTGCATGACAATTATATTTTTGAATCCACCCCAAGTTCTTATATTAGATTTGAATTGGAGCAGGACTATGCTTATCAGAGTGATATATCTCTTACTGCTGGATTCAGGTTGTCTTACAACGGAAATGGTAGCTTCTCTGGAACTGACCTTACTCGTGGGAGCATTGGTGGGATAAGTGGATTTAATAGTTCACCAAGAACTAACTTCACAGCCACAAACGGAAGACAGCGGACATTCAGCGTTTGGGTGAGACCAACAGCATTTGCTCCTAGCACTTTCCCTGTTCCGATTATGGGACTGTCAGATAACGGTAATGGGATTTCTGCTGGGCGTACAGGGTTAACTCTAGCAATGAGTAACACTGGGGTTCTTAGTCTAGTAACGGAAGGAACAAGCGGAAGTTTCAGTGAAAACTATGGAAATAATGTTTTATCTTTGAACACGACATACCATATAACCGCTATTGTTGATCTTGATGCTGTTAATACTCTGCGGCTATTTATAAATGGAGTTGAGTGTGTATCTACTGTTTCTACAACAGATGGTTCTTGGTCCTCGGCGGAGAATATTCCAACAGGGGCACAACATGTGTTCTATGGAGCAGATAGCTTAATAGTGCCAAATGTCACTGTTCTTTTCTCTGGAACTATTGAACGAGCAGCAACATTTGAATCTGTCTTGAGTGACGCAAAAATAATTTCTCTGTATGACTCAGGGAAGATTTAAGGAATCGTATGGCTGAAATAACAAGATATGGTTTTGAAAGAGAAACCTATGAAGAAGTGCTTGAAACGATCAAGAATATGTTTCGGCAAGATATGGGAGTGGAAGCCCAACTTGGGGATGATAATCCTCTAGGACAAATTGCGGCTATTCTGGCAAAGCTTCAAAATGACAATAATCGTGTAGCGGAAGCTATTTGGTCTTCTCAGCGTCTGGATGGTGCTGAGGGGATCTACCTTGATGACATCTTCTCAAAGAATGGGGTGTATCGAAGAGGGAAGCAACCGGGGACAGGGATTGTCTACATTGAAATGGACGAAGATGCTCCTAACAATACAATCCTCCCAGACACAACTCAGTTTACATCTTCTAATGGTAAAGTGTATCAAGCTGATGATGATTTTCTATTAACCACTACAGTGGTTGCATATAAGCTTTCAATCTCTGAAATCACAGATACATCCTATTCTGTTGTCCTGTTGAGTACTATTGACGGAGCTACCCAGAACTTCGTGTTTACGAATGATGGAACAGATGCTAGTAAGAGACTAATGCTTGATGCAATTTCTTCAATGTTTCTCACTTACACAGATGGGAATATTGACAGAGTATTTGTAGACACAACAGAAGACACTTTATACGTTGGATTCTATGTCGTTTCAAAGCAATTGATAGGACTTTCGGAACAAACAGAGTTTCAGATAACACCCGTTATTGGTCACAAGTGGGCAGCAGTGGGTGTCACTAGTTTGACAGACGGATTTTATCCTCTGGCTTCTGGTGGTATTGATGCAATGACTCCAACATTTACGGGCTTTGTAGATGCCACAAATGTCCTTCCTTTCTACTCTGGTAGTGAGGTGGAGACAGATGCTGAATACAGAAACAGATATTTCTCTGAAATACAAGCTATAGGGGCTTCTACCCGAGATGGCGTAGTGAGTAATGTCTTTCGTGTTGGTGGAGTAGAGAAGGTAACTATCTATGACAACCCTACGGCTGTTAACCGGGATGATGCTGATGCTCTGTCTTTTCATGTTGTGGTGCTTGGTGGTTCTACTGCGGAAATCTCACAAGCTATATATGCGTCTAAACCAATTAACACGCAGACAAGTGGAAGCACAAGCTACACAGTCAACACCCTTGATGGTGGAACGGAGACAATCCGACATTCCAAAGCAGTTCAAGTGAATGTTGATGTTAGAATTGACTACAGAACGACAGATAGAGTTCCCCTCTCTAATTTAGAGAGGTCGGCAATGGTTGCTGGCCTTCAGGATTTCTTTGATGAAATTCGGATAGGAGAGATGTTGTATAACACACAACTTGTATTCGTAGCCCTTAACACAGCCACTCGTAATAGAATTGTAGCTGTGAATGTTTACACCAAGAGGTCTTCTGATGCAGATTCTCTTTTCATAACAGCAGATCAAACTCCAGACTTCACAGAACTCTTTGTGCTTCGTCCGGGGGGTGTATCTTTCAATCAATTAGTGTAGTGGGAATTGACAAATGACAACAAATGTAAACACTGTTGATTTCATAAAGACAAATCCTATCTATATTGACGATGCTACAGCTCTTGTCCTGAATGAATTCCAAGACAAACAAATCTACATGGCCATCATTAACTTGGTGGCCAAAACACAACAACAGTTTGAGGCGTTGTTAGTGGAGCTTGCTGAAGCTCGTAGATTACCATTAGCTGTTGGAGAACAACTTACAGAGATTGGAAGACAGATAGGGTTACAACGTACTGTAGACGATGATAATGATTTCAGATCTGCTATCTATTTGGCTTCTATAAAAAGAAGAGCAGATGGAACAAGAGACTCTGTGTCACAAGCTTTGTACGTTAGTACAGGGTTTTATCCTTTGCTCTATTCTGGATTATATCGCCAAGTGGATATTGGATTGAGAGGAGAAATACTTCCTTCTTATGAAACCATCCAAGAGATTATTGGAATCCTTCCTCTTAACACCGCTTATCGTGTAATCAAGCTTCCTCGTACAGGATCACCTTTTGGGTTTGCAAATAACGCGAACGCTCTGGGGTTTGGAAGTAGAAGTCAAGTGGGAGGAGATGCTGGAGGAATGCCATCATTAAGAGCATCAGTTCCTGTTCCGACACAAAGAACAACAAACAAATTACCGTATGTCCAAATCGGATATGTGGACGCTGGATATGTAGAGCCTATTTAAATGACAATCGTATATAGACAAGATAAAGGCGCGTCCTTGACGTATGCTGAACTGGATAACAATATCTTTGAGCTGCACACGCGTGTAGCAAAAACAGATAAATTACGTGGTGGTTGGCAATCTGTATTTGACACAGCTACAACAGGTTCTCCCATTGCGGTGACAGGTGGAAGCACTTGGTATTATCTCACGAATGATGATGCCGGAACAATGTCCGAAGATGCGTATCTCCCTGAAGGTGTAACGGATCTTTGGAATTCTTCCACTAACAGATTGAGTTTGAGTGAGTTGAGTCTTGGGGACATGGTTCATTTAAATGTTCTGGCGAATGTCACCACCACTGGAGCTAATCAGACAGTGAACCTCCGAGTTATTACAGACCCCGGTGGTGGAGACGAGTTCCTTCTCCCGATGTTATCTTTACACTTTAAAACTGCGGGAGAACAACAAATTTCAGCAAGGGTGAATTTCCCTGTTGGAAATGTTTCAACACGAGATGATCCTAGTGGTATTCAAATTAATTCGGATGCCAACGCTACCGTTGTGGTTAGAGGATTTTTTATTGAAGTGCTTTGTAGAGGGGAGGCTGCATAATGGCTATTGATCTCACAGAATTAGAATGGGCCATCAACGATGTCACCCTCCCTAATGCAAACGGCCCTAACAAGATAGAGCCTGTTGCTGGATTAAAAACTTCGGGTGTAGATTGGGAACAGCTTTTGAATGCTGAAGAGCTGAACTGGATGTTCTACAAGCTTTACAAAGCCATTGAAGATTTGGATAGTAGAACAATTGTTGCTGGACAGCTTCCAATAGGGAGTATTTATATCAATGCAACTGATAATAGGAATCCCGGTGTAATACTTGGATATGGAACTTGGACAGCACGTCCAGGATTAACCATCGCTGGTGCTGGAACGTACACTGACTCTCGTGGGGAATCAAGAACTCTCACTGCTGGAGAAATTGTTGGTTCCTACCAAGAGATCATTACCACAGCTCAGCTCCCCTCTCACGCCCACTATGTTGGTAATCAGAAGGGAGTGGATGCAGCTATTAAATCTCCTATTGTTAATGGTGCTGAACTTTCAAGTGTTGGTGTTGGCCCACAAGCTCTCACTACTGCCACAGGTAGTGGTCAGGCACACAACAACATGCAGCCCACCTTAATAGCTTATATGTGGATTAGAACAGCATGACAGCGGAAGCAATAATGATCCCAGAATGGTTAAACTTTCTCGCCCAGTTTTTGTGGGCGCCCATCCTCTGGTGGTGGTTGGAAAAAGAGAAACGAGGGAAAGAAACAGAAGAGGCAGATAAACTCCGGCAGACGGAGGAGGTTTCTGCTCTGAAGATTCAGATGGCTGTGCTAGAGAAGACTTCTATCACAGACACCTATCTGCGGGACTACATGGAAGACAAACTAGGGAAGATGGAAGAAAAACTAGAGGGAAAGATAGACAAGATGGATAAAACCCTTACAGAAATATTACGCTCTCTCCCAAAGCGTAAAGCAGAACAGGAGTGATGATGATGGAGCCTGTTTCTGCTGCTGTCGTAGGATTGGCAGCTAAATATCTCCCGGAGATCGTAGGAATTTTCTCTGGAAAGGAAACAAAGGCAGCTAAGGCTGCCTCTGCTTTCAGTAATATCGTTCAGGACGTTACAGGAATGTCTACATTAAATGATGTGGACAAAGCCTTAGCTACACAGCCTGAATTAGTTGTAAGGCTTAGAGAAGCTGTAATGGCCAATGAGCACATAGCTGAGCAAATGCGCTTGGCTGATGTTAAAGACGCTAGAGATATGCAGAAAGCTGCGCTGGCACAGGATGATGTGTTTAGCAAGAGATTTGTGTATTACTTTGCTGGTGGATGGAGTTTGTTCATCGGCCTTTATCTAACATTAGTGACAATATACCCTATCCCTCAAGCCAACCTTCGGGTGGTGGATACAGTGGTAGGGGTGTTGATTGGTACAGTGTTGGGAGCTATCTTTCAGTTCTTCTATGGAAGCTCAGCTAGTTCCAAGAGCAAGGATGATGTAGTTAAAGAGCTTACAAAACAAAAAGGGGCTTAATAGCCCCTTTCTTTTGATGGCGGGGTTGGGGTGACTCGAACACCCATTGATCCAATTACACGTCTACGAGGTAGAAGCTCGTTGTGATACAACCCCTTTTTATGGTGCTCTGGGTGGAATTCGAATCCACACTTACAAAATTTTAAATTTTGTTCCTCTGCCTATTGGGATACCAGAGCGTTGTTTGGTAGGCCATCATGGAATCTAACCATGCTTTAGCCCTCGTTTGTTTCCCAAAAACCTAGCATATATTCTTTTATTATTTTCGATTGTCCCTTATTTCCACGTCTACCAGAACATTGCCTAGAACAATAAGTTGATTTCTTTGTTTTAATAACTAAATGGGTACAGTTTCTAGGTTTAGAGAATATTCTGCCACAATTTCCACACTCGATTTCAACCATTGCTTTCTTAATATTGTTGCTTTTCATTCCTTTTCTTGTGTTATCATCAGGAGACAATATTTGGTAATTTTCTAACCTATCGTCTAACCTGTCACCATTAATGTGGTCAACGTGTTCATCTTTTCTTAGCTCTCTTTCTAAGTGTACAGACATTAAATATCTAGCGTAAGATACTGTAGTTCTATCTTTATCAGTATTAAACAGAATTACATTTCTTCTTGGCTCTTTATTTACTACTAGATAGCCAAATTTCCATTTACTTTTAAATGGTTCTTCAAGTTCTATTTTCATGTTTATGGTGGACGCACTCGGAATCGAACCGAGACTCTAGCAATTAGAGAACCAATTATGAGTTGGGCACAGGAAAGCCAATACCTGTATTACGTCCGTTTTCTCCTTTATTGTTTAGCATTCTAATTTTGAACTACAAACCCTTTGTACTATATACAGATCATATTACATCTCTATGATCTTTCTGTAAATCATTGGCTTCCTGAATACACCCATCCAAGTCCTGTAAATGGATTCTCCTCTACAACATACTTCTCAATTCCTTTTGAATGATGGATATTGAAGATGTATCGTTCTCCGATTATTCCCCTCACCTTATCCACTACAATCCAAGCATTATCATCTCTTTGTCTTACTTTCTCAAGAAGTTTTTCTCTCATCTTCTCAATATCTTCAGGATTGATAGTACAATTCAAATTGTCCATTCTTCCTCCAAGGAAAAGATAACACCTTCTTTCTCAAAACCAAAGAAGTACACTTTACAAGTAGACCAATAATCTGTGATGATTACTTTATGTAGTACACCACGACAGTCTATGTAGTATTGTCCCTCAACATCTTCTTTAATCTCTTCTGTTCTATATCCAGAAGCAGTGTCGAACGTCACATACCGTTTAATTTTCTTCTTAAATGGCCACATTAGCTGCTCCTCTTAAGTAGTTCACAGAAAGCTATCGCTTCTTCGTGAAGATTGAAATGAAAGCTTGTAGGGCTGTTAAAACATCTGTCGTGTGTTGTTCTTACACAGATAAGATCGAAGTAGGACAAGTCTACAAAACATTCCCACTCCCGTCCACGTTTATCTTTGAAATTTTCAATAGGATGATCCACGATTAGTTCAGCCTCCAACCAATCTTCTTGGAAATTCCAAGATTCACCGTCATCAGCAACTAAAACATAAAGCACATGGTAATTATATAAATCCACATTTACAATAGTAAATACTTTACCAATCATCTCTACCATAGATTTAGTAAAGGATTCAAACTCATAGTCTCCCTCTTCCACAGAGAGAACTCGTACTTTCTGCCCTTCTTTGAATTTAGCCTGTGCAAACATTTTGTTATCTCCTGTTTAATATCCGAAAAACAAAACTTTAACGGTAGTACCATAAGCCTTTGGAGTAATAGTCTTAAGCAACCCCAACGCTGTTACAAATCTACGGTATGGTTCCTCCTTAATATCCTCTTTAAGAGCAGATACGACATCTTTCACCTCAGCTTCTCGCATCTCGTCTCCATAACGGTCAAAATAGCATAAACTATTTTCATAGTGAATATAAGAAGAGGAGACAGGAGAACTACTTATCAGCTTGCTGATTTTAGCATCATATCCGGGTTTGCACAGGTCCACCATAGCAATAATACTACTATAAGACAACTCCAATGAGGGGGGAGGAAGGACAATTTCAGTATCCCCATCATCCATATACCCATACCAAGAATTGTCTCTAGGGTAGGCGTTGTAAGTCTTTCCATTCAGAACTGAAACTTTCTCTTTGGATGTAGACGGTTGAACAACAAACAACTTAACTTCGTATCCCATAATATTTCTCCTTAACAGTTTTCGTCAATACGGGCGGCGATAAGATCAACAGCTTTTTCATTATCTGCTTCGTATAGTTTATCACAGAACTTCCTTTCTTCGGAAGAGGTTATCTTACCAAGCTCCATGTAATTATGAAAAGCTTGTCCTACTCTGAGATGTGGGTAGCAGCCCTCTTTAAGCTTCTTGCAGAAGTCGTTGTATCTGCTAAGAGGAAACATCATCATAATTTCTCTCCTTTGTATTTGATGAGAAGAAGGATATTCCTATCCTTCCCTCTTGTCAACTGTCCCAAGCAATATTTCTTCAATTTGTTTCCTACGCAGCTTAGCGTTCTTAGCCGGAACAGCTCCACACTTCTTAAGCCATTCCTTATCTCTCTTCTCTTTACATATTTGAATTATCTGCTTGTGAATAACAGCTTCTTCGAAAGAGATGCCTAGCTTCTGGCTTAAATTGATTGCAGCGTGACAGTCTAAGCATACTTCCCGAACGTCATCGAAATCGACTACAAGCAACCTCACCATCCACTCCTTCCATTGCTCCAGAGTCAACGTGCTGCCTGCTTGTTCTAAGTGATCAATCTCTGTTTTGCGACACTCTATCTTGCCACACTTCTCGCAATCACTCACCCACACTTCCTTTCCAGCCTTCCCTACAGGGGCTTTATAACGTCTTGAGCGTTTATACTCTATCTTTAGTGGGTGACGATTCCAAAGTCGTCTAGCAGCTCCCCTGAGCCATTGTAGGAAGGCTTTCTCATCCTTCCACAAGGAGGGTACATCTCTCCACGGCGTCTTACTCAATACATTCTCCTTGCTCTTTCAATAAGTCTGAAATATCAAACAAGATCATCTCACAAGCATCGTATATTCCTTGGCTGCTTCCTTGACTGAAACAGTCATCGAAGTTCCCACCAGACCAATCATGAGGATTAAAATCCACATGCCCATCCCCAATAAAATCAGTTCCATATTGTTGTTGAATACCAATAATTCTGGTTTTCAGTTTATCAATAATATCAGCGTTCATAACTAATCCCCATTCTAGTTAATCTTTCTCCAAGGTCGTACATCTCATTAGGGAGCTTTCGTAGATATAGCAGACGGCAGTTCTCTTCCATCACGTCATACCACTTTTCTTTATATTGCATTTCATAACAAGAGACACAACGTTCCATCATCTCTTTGGGGGTTTCCAAGCCTTCCAGAATCCTCTCTGCTGCCTTTTCTCCTATCCCCTTACCCTTCAATCCGTATTCCTTTCTAGCCTCTGGAGGAAGGTCTACAAGCCCTTTGATGTTGTCTGAGACATCGCCCATTAGGAGTTGAACATAGAAGTTGTAAGCTGCTTCCTTACGTCCCACCCATTGATATGTGTTTTTGTCGAAGTTGTAGTGGTGACTAACCACTTGTAGAAGGTCTTTATCCACCCCAGCAATACACACAGAGAATTTCTTGGGGTTCTCTCCGACACGCATATACTCAGTAAAAGCCATCTGAGAGACAATATCATCTGATTCTTCCCCTTGAGCAATAATCAAGGAGTCTTTATATGTCTTGAATGCCCAGTCTTTAACAGCTTGCCAGAACAGAGGCTTCTCTTTCCGCTGTCCCTTGTAGGGAGCTATCGTAGCTATATCATTACGGAAGTTGCCTTCGCCATGAAGGACAATCTTGAAGTCGTCTATCCATTTACGGTTGTCATTAATGATCTTCTCTATCTGTAGCTTCAAAGCATGATAGCCAACAATCTCAGGCTTATCACTTCCTGCTGGGATGATAGGAGTGATGTTGGCACGAAACTCGAACAAGTCTAAATACCCCTCTGGAGCATCCTTGGGGATATTATCTTTAAAAGCTTTCATGCTTGTTACGCTTGTTACTATGTTCCCTGTTTCTTTATGAATAACATCGTAGTTATTCTGACATAGAGCAGCACTCCTGTGTAGCAGAGTGTCTGCATCCAATGCAAATTTCATCTTCTTCATTTATTCTCCTTATAAAGAAGGAGCAAAAAGGCTCCTTATTAAAATCATCCTTACGGGTGATAACGTTGTGTAAATGTATTATCTCTTAAAGCGTTATTGGCTTCTTTCCATGTTGGATAATACTCCACAGACTCCCTGCTGACAGGACCAAGTTCGTTACTCATTGTTCCAATGTAATACCCAGCCGAACTCCTACACACCATCAGAGGAAGGTACATACCACAATACTCAGCAGCTAGTAAACCAAATCTCATATCTTTACGTCCGCGTTCTGGAGTGTCTGCCAAACTTCGATTGGAACCAACACATATTCTTTAACTATATCGTCTTGTCTCCATCCTCTGCGTTTAGCTAGTCGTTCCGCGTTGTGTCTCTTTGTGTATATTCGTGTCCCTGTAGAATAATTGTGCAATCTATTGCCCTCAACACTTTCTACAGTGTAGACACGGGGATATTGATCTTCAATCATCCTTTGATCCTCAATCGAGAGATAGGGAGGCTACCAATCTTCCCAATACGTTTGTTAAGCTTGTAGCGATCTTGATGAACAAGCTGCCATTGCTCTTGCCCATCAATTAGTGTGTAGAAATAAGGAGCATGGCTCTTGTCTTGTGTATCGACAATAGCTTGACGATTGCCTTTCTTGATAAGAGCTTTCTCTGTCTTCCCAGCCATACGACGAACACTATTATCAAGGTTCTCTTTCTGTGTACGTTGGTTCACATTTTGTGATTGTGTTTTTTGTTCAATAGCTTGTTTCATTTACTACTCCTTAGTTAATAATTTATTAATTTCAACTACCGCTTCTTGCAACTCACCAATTCTCATAGCTTGTTGATCGTCAACGAGGATTAATCTCTCAAAATAGTTTTCAATACTATTAACCCTGCTCTGCAAAGCATAAATAACAGACATCAGATGACCAATGGATTGGCTTTGTGCTTTACACGTATCAATCAAATCCCTATTAATACTTAATTGGTGTTCAGGTGTATCTGATTTTGTCGTTTTAAAAAAGGATAGAATACCCATTTAGTCTCCTCCGATCCAATTAAAACAATATTTATGGTAATACTCTTTGTGGTCTGTAAAAGGGCTGTGTACTTTCTCTTCCGAAGGACCAAACAGCTCCCCACATTCTGCACAAGTGTTCTCTGCTTCCTCTTGTAGTTGCTTTTGGTAGTCAGGATTGCAGATGTCACATCCATCTCCTACCATCTTCTGAGCAAACGTACATTTACAATCCATCACTTACCACCTCAACAGTGAATCTCACCCACCTGCCTCCATACTGTACTACCAATACCATAACTTCTTCTACAGCCTTGTTGTAGTATTCTTTATACCCATTGAAACGGGCAACAATTTCCCCTTCTTTATCATAAGCAGTAAGGACAGCTCTATAACTCATATCACACCTCTTTAGGACGTTTCCTGAATCCGTATTTAGGATCAAATCCTCTTTGATCCAACCGATCTTTGTCTGACACTACACAAATATCTTTCTCTGTGCACCCTATCACTCCGAAATAATATTGGCTAATTTCTTGAAATGCTGTGAACGGGTCTTTTACTTTCTGAAATTTATAGTTCTTTAAACAAGGCCAAAGAGAAAGGATTTTCTTCCAGCCTTTACCATGTATGAATTGGTATTCTATAACAAAAAATGGACACTTATGTTCGAAGAACATCTCTTTATCTAAGTTAACAGGTTCTTTCAGTAATTTATTGAATCTACGATCATTATCGAAATACCTGCCAGTTTCTTCTCTTTCTTTTACGCACTGATCTAGTTCTTCCCTAGAATAAACTATTTCTGACCAATCACTTCCAAAACTTTTGGAGTGGCATGTATCGTACTCTATTTTAACACCTTGGAAGAATTCTCCACAGAAACCTACAATGAAAAGTTCCAAAAGTAGTTTATTGTGTCTTCCAATATGCGCGCCATGCTCTCCAGATAAAAATATAGTCTCTGTCTTTCTTGGTAATACTTGAGCCATATCTACTCCGTAGCCTAAAGCAGAATCATAGTAGTCCTGAAACTTGGATATGATGCGCATAACAAGATTAAACCTCCCGATAAAAACAATGGTTCTCAATTTTACCCATAATACGGAGTTTATTGAAGTTCCAATCAGGACGAGAGATTCTATTCTCCCCATCGCAGGCATAATACATCGTAGCCTGTTCCACCCCTACAAGGGAACACTCTCCAGACAGAACACATTCAGAAACGCTAAGGGCAAGATTGTAAGCAATATTGTTCTCTTTCTGAATATACTCTGACTTCCCATCACACCGATAGCTAAACATACACTTATTAGGCTTGTGGTCATTCTGACTGATCACATTACACACAGACGTTGGATAGCGTCCACTTTTAGCTCGCTTCAGTATAACCAATCCCACAGCTGTTTGTCCAGCGATAGATTCCCCTCGTGCCTCAAAGTAGATAGCTTCAGCCATACACCCAACATCTTTCTGTGTGTAGGAAGGAGCCTCTGTAGGCTCATAGGAAGGCTCAGGAGACGTTTCTGTAGATAGGGAGCCATCAGTGTATTGGGGAGCCTCTTGTGAAGCTCTATTGCCCTCCCAGCCCCAATTGAATGCCATGACAGGAACAGTGGCAAAACCAGTACAAGCTCCAACGAACATTGTTACAGATAAAGCTAAGTGTTTTAGGGAGTTCATTTCACACCTCGTTCAAGTTTTCGGACTTCTTCTTTCATCCACTTAATAACGTAGGCCAAGTCTTCCAAGTCTCTAGGATAGAAACAGATGGAGTCTTGGAGACTAGTGTTCACATTACACATTGCCCTTCCTTCTTCTGTATAAACATTAACCACAAAGGCTCCCACTCGTTTACTGATCATTCTACCCTCCAAACACAAGGACAGGGCATTCTGCCCAGTGCGTAGGGAATGAGTTAATAGACTCGCCATCTATAGACAACCAGTGATACGGTTTATCAATAGTTGAGCCGTATGTATCGACAGACACTTGTCCCTTTTCGTAGTGCTTAGTTTTCTCCCAATACAGCAACACTTCTTTCTCGTAAGGAACGGTGTCAATAGGTTTGAAATGTAGTGTAGTAGTCATTTCGTTCTCCTTATTTACTAAGATAGGCAACAATACTGTCCATTAGGTCGGGCGTACCTGCAAACAACACTACCTAGATACCGACAACAATCCAGAATACGGAATCAGCACGGAAAACGTAAGTTTTGGTTTTACTTTCGTCTGTCATTTCAATAGCTCCTCAAAGTTAGTTTCTTCCAGCTGGGACATTACGAAGGAATTGACAATCTTCCCTCGCCCTGTCGTATATCGCTCAGCAAGGATGATGCTACAGCAGGTTTCCAAAATCCCAAGCTCAGTATCGGACATTACATCCAAAGCGTCAAGGATATTGTTGGTATGGTTGGAGGTGAACTCCTCCAGATTCAGTTTGACAATACTCATTTCTTATCCTCTTTATCAAATATACTGGATATAATATACGTTACAACAACAAGGATTACAACCCCCAAAAGAAAACTATTCATGTAATTCATTTAGGAATCCTCATAACATACCCACACTTATCATTGTTGTATTCAACCCACTCCGGTTGTCCCTGTGGCCATGTACTCTTACGTTCCCCTGTGTTCCACCAACTGAGAAGCTGATAGCGCCATACGTCCACAGCAGGCTTCCTGTAAGGCTTTTGATCTGGGCTATAGGGATCAGCCCAGCCATGATTGAGAAGGTTGTGAGGAGGCCGAGCTAGAGCCATAATAGCTCCAGAGTTGTCCTTCTTCTCTTCTCCTGAATACTTATGATGCAACACCATAAGCTGACACATGCAATCAAATAACCACTCATAGTGTTGTTTACTATTCCTCACCCACAACACATCAGGGGAGTTTACAGAGCAAGGAGTGATGTCGGGGATGTCTGTATCATCCAACAACTTGTGAACAGCACTCAGTATTTTCTGATAATGTAGGATGTACAGGCTCCAATCTTGCTTTGCAATGTCATTGGCACATTTAGTTGGATGACGATTGGTGTAGATTATCATAATGCTTCTCCCGTTCTAATAGTTGTTTGTATACTTCTTTATTCAAGGCCACTTGGAAACTATCAGCCTGTTCGCTGTCACACACGTCGCACTTTGAAAAGAACACAGGAATATCAATCTCAATTTTATCAATGAAATTCCAATCTATCATGTCCTCCAGCTTTCCTACCCTACAAATAGGACATTTCTTAGTGTTCATCGGAAATTATACCACTCGTCTTGAGAATTATATAGATCATCTGCTTTGTTGGAAAGAATGTTCTCTTCCTCCTCTCCTTGATATGGAACATAGATATGATCTTTAATGAAAGAGCGATAGCCTTCCATATATAAATCCTCCAAGAAGAAGCTATATTGTAAGCTACTCTGTAGTAGCTGCCGTTTAACCACCTCTTCTGCTTTGTTAGCCATAATATCCCAGTCAGTGTCATAATCACAAATGGTGTGAAGATGGTGTCGAAGTTCTGTCACTAACAAGTGTTTCTTACGCTCAGGAAGATCATCATAATCTTCAATACTCTTAACTCCATGATTGTCAATAATCTGTTGAATCCTGTTCACAATGTTCCTCCTGTCATTGCAGCATAACGAGCTGATGCTTCCCACCCATAATCAGAGACACGCTTTTCAAGATATTCAATGTAGCTCAGAACAGCATCCCAGTCTTCAACGGGAATACTGGCACGCTTAACAGGCACAGAATTACCAGACTGAAAATATAGATCAACTTTCTCTACGTGTTTATTCACAAATACCTCCAATGTGTTGGGGTGTAATAGATATACATGCTTTTGTCAGGATAGAAGAAAAGATTTCCAGAACGAATCAGACGTTGTTGCATTCTAACCTTTCCTCTGCAATTTTTGCGTATTCCTCGTTTGCTTCGAAACCGATATATTTTCTTCCAAGTGATTTTGCAGCAATAAGTGTAGAGCCACTGCCGCTAAATGGATCTAAAACAACTTGGCCTTCTTGAGTTGTAAGTTCAATCAGTGCCTGCATTAGTCTTATTGGTTTTTGGGTCGGGTGATAACCTGTTTCACCAGAAATAAAACCACTCATTAGCACATTATCAGGTGATTTCTCATATTTTAAAAATGCCTCTTCGTTAAATGCACCGACCCCGTGAGTTAAAACATTATCTGCGATAGTGGTTCCAATTTTGTATGGTTTGGTAAACCAAAGAACAGGCTCAAATGTTGGGCGAAGATTTCCAACGCGCCAACCATCCCATTTTTGCGAGTTTTCCAAATCTCCTCGCCGCTCATAAACAACGCTAACACGTTGTGCCCTGTGTGGAGCGCGCTGGCGCATCCAAGAGAACATATCTTTAAAACTAAAACCTGCGTCTTCGAGTGCGGAAATACATCTGTGAGCGTAGCGACGACCTGCAAATATGAAAACAGAACCGCCCGGCTTTACAACGCGCAACCATTCTGCCGCCCAAGTAGAACACCATTCATAATATTGCTTTGGTATTTCTCGGTCTGCTTCAGACCATCCATTGATGGGTTTCCCGCGTTTCTTGAAAACTGCTCCAGCCTTAATTTGTGCGGGGCTTGAGCCTAAGTAAGCAGAATTTTTGTTGTCATGAAGAACGTCCCAATCTTCGGCGCCAATCCCATAAGGAATATCACTTAAAATAAGGTGCACAAATTCATCGGGAATTTCTTTGATTCCATTGATGCTGTCGCCAAGAACTAATTTATCTAAATGCTTACTCATCTTTCTTGTCCTTCTTGGTTTTTTCTTGTAGTTGTTCATCAAGAAACTTATTAAGCAAATCAAGACTCTTTCCACCTACTTCTTTAGCTTGAGGAGAAGTGATGACATCAAACGTGGTTCCTCCTGCCAGAATCATAACGACAGACTTCTGAGAAGGAATTAAAATATTCAGAAGAACAATAACACCTGTAATCCATGCAGCTTTAGACACAATTTTCTGAAGGTAGGAATTAATTTTCTGATCTGATTCACTATAAGACTCGGTTGTACAACACCAAACAATAAAACCAACTACCCACATACACACAACAATACCTGCGGCAATTCCGAAAGTAATATTAATATAATCTATAATAGCAAGAATATACAACATAAAATAAGTCATTCTGTTTCTCCTTCGTTTTGTTTATCAATGGATTTACTGATTAGTCTACACACTTCTGCTCCATTACACAAGTAGCCCTGAGCTATTTCTTTCCCTGTCTGATCTTCTCCCAAGCCATGAACATACATATCCGAGATGAAGCTTGATAGAGCTACGCGCACAGTCATAGATTGTGCTGATGTTAGCTTAACTCCTGCAATGATTATCTCTGCTTCATGCCACATCTTTGTTCTCCTCTTTGAAAGAGATAGTAACACCGCCTGTTTTGATCTGCAACAGTGTGTCGAGATTGATTGCCCTGTAATCTTCTTTCTCTACATCAAACACTGTCACATATTGAGGATAAGCTGTTAATGTACTTTCACCCCCTTTCAGATGTTTCTGTACCCCAAGGCGACACGTCATCTCCCTAACGCTCTTATCTTTCTTCTCAAACACAACAGAGAAGAACTTCCCTCCTGTAGACATAATCAAATCGTGCTTCTGTTTACGCTGCATTGTGCTCTCCTTAAACTTCAATAATTCTATTAGGACAGTAATTTGTGCTCTCACCCTTGTAGCCTAACTGATTCGAATAGCATTGTACACCATTAATTTCACGATTGACACCAAAATGTGTATGTCCATATACCCAAGCCTTTGGTTTATTCTCTGTCTCAAAGAGCTCAGGGTAGTCATTGTGGAAATAGTTTGTCAAGGGACCAATAGGGAAGTGCCCAGCGTTCAACAACAAACTAGGAGGATAATGTGTTATCACTACTGTCTTAGGTTGAGGAATAGACAAAGCACATCGAAGCCAGTTGTAGTCTTCCTCAGCCTCTTTAAGCATCCTATCCACACTCCAATCCTTAATCCAGCGGAAGTCACTAATGCTTTTCTTTACAACAATCTTATCCCACTCGTCTACATAGCCTTTTACAGCTTTCATATTAGGCCACCCTGCACACCCTACAAATCTCACCCCAGAAAGTTCGTAGGAGGCCCTGTAAAGCGGAATAACCCCATTAGCAAGACACATTCCTTGGATTACAGTCAGAGCATCATCGAAGTAGAGATGTTTTGAGTAAAAATCATGATTACCGGGAACAAACAGAATAGGCTTGTCTGTCATACTCCTCACTTCACAAAGATAAGGCTCAATCACATCTACATTACTGAAGTCTCCAGCAAGCACAAGAACATCAAAATCTTTGTTCTCAAGAAATCCTTCTGGAAATCCATTCCCAAATTCTGTATGTAAATCGGAGTGAATAGCAATTTTCATACATTCTCCTTGTTATGTTTGAATGCCTCAGCTTCTGAGTCATACAGCAATTCCGGGTTACAAACCCAAAACTCACTTCTTCCTCTGCCCGGATTACCTGAAAATGCAACAGACTGGTCAAACTGTACAAACACCGTATGTAGCCCGTAGTCACACAAAGGGAGTATTTTCAACACCCTTGCAGGGATAGTGGGATGTGCGACATGATATACAGTGCTTCCCACTGTCGGTTTATTGGTTGTTGAATACATCTTTATCTCCTTCAAGACAGTAGACAATATAGGATAAGGCAGGCTATCAACCCAACCCCGCCAGCTACACCTAGTAAAAACATAATACCTTCCATAATAATTACCTCCTAGTTAGTTTGTGTAACACACTATATCAACCTACTTTGTAGGTGTCAACACATATTTAGTATTCTTTTCCTAACACACTAAGTAATTTAGATAAAATAGTTCTTTACACTAAGTTCTTTATGTGCTAGGCTTAAGCCATGTATCGCTATAGCAGGGAATAGCGGCGTAGTCGCCCACGAAGGTTAGAACAAAGCAAGGAATAAAACAAGACAATTTATTGGATTGTTTTCTTGTTAGGTTAATAGATAGCTATGTATAGAGAGTTGCACAGCAACTCTCCTATGTATTATAATACAGATTCGTTTGGTTTAAATAGGAGAATAGATATGTTAAAATATTTAGAATGTGTTGAGCTTGTTAATTGTGGAGAAGAGTTATCAGGACAAACAGGGTATGTAAGAGGGATAGCTTCTAAATTCCCTGAACTCACTGTTTACATTGTAGAGATTAATACAATGCTAAGTAATGGTTACGATTGTATCTGTATCACAGAACATTGTTTAAAAAGTTTAAAATAAAATGTTGACATGAGAAAACACACAAGTTAATCTTCCCTCATCACAACAAACAAGAGGAAACAATATGAAAACTAATTTCAAATTCCCTGATGACTTAGTTCCGGGTAAACATTTCGTACAATATTCTAACGGAGACAACGCCCTTGTGCTAACAACTGGAAACGGGGAAATTTTCTTCTGGGAAGATAAAACCGAGATTTTCACGCTGGCTTCTGATTTTGATTCCACAGGCTCAGCTATAGATGGTGATCTTAAAATTACTCATGCGTATGAAATTGAAGACCCTTATGCAGCATGTGTTTCTGATATTGTTTTGTGGAAGGCTCTGGATTTACATGAGAAGGTGGAAGACAAAGAAGAAGAAGATGTACGAGACATAACAATCTCAGAGATTGAAGAAATCTTGGGACATAAAATCAGGATTACAGGATAAGGAGGATAATATGTTTACTCTGAAAGATTTGAAAGCAGGAAAGCATATTGTAGAATGCAGAGATAAGTGTGCTGGCTTGGTTATTGAGGATGAATGTGGTGAGCTGGCAGTTTTGTTTTTCGATGATAGTTATATGGATCTGTCAGACCAGAAAGAAGACCTTTCTTATCCTCCTGATGAACGCCTGAGTATTGATGCGGTTTATCAAGTAAATACAACAAGGTTCTCAAATTTAAAGAGGCTGGATGCACATTTGTGTGTATGGCAAAGAAAGGCTAAGAAAATTCTTACAATGAAAGAATTGCGTGACATTGTAGGGGAAGACTTCGAAATTATTGATGAGGATGAGGAATAATGACTAATTTCACTGAGTTTAAAAACGCTATCCAGCGACAACTGAAACAAATGGAACCAACTGGCCTCTACACCACTAACGTAGATAACGATGTTCTATGGAACACATATCTTGACAGCTTCCCAGCGGGAACTAACAAAATCTTCCGTGAGCGTCGGGAATATGATTGTTCTTGCTGCCGGCAGTTCATCAAGAACATTGGTGGTGTTGTAACCATCGTGAACAATCAACGTGTCAGCATCTGGGATATTCAAGTGGGTGGCTACTACCAACCTGTTATTGAAGCAATGAAACAATATGTTAATAGTTGCTCAATTGCTGATCCATACTTTCACTATGAGAACAAAGTGGGAACGGACTTCAATCACGAAGAGATTGATGGTAAGCCACGTAAGTGGGAGCACTTCTACACCCCTCTGGCTTCACAGTATGTCCTACGTAAGGACATGATCCCCTCCCGCAAGGGTGATATGCGGTCGAACAAAGACGTTCTCCTGCGCTCTCTGGAAGAGCTGTCGCTGGGCACAGCACAGACAGTGATGGAGCTTATTGAACAAGGCTCTCTCTACCGTGGTGAGGAGCATAAGCGGACAGTGGAAGGCTTCATCAAACTGAAGAAGGAGTTTAACAAGCTGTCTCCTGAGCAGAAAGAAGGGTATGTCTGGATTAAGTCCAAAGAGCTTGGCGGAGCTAGTAAAATTCGTAACACTGTAATTGGTACGTTGCTGGTGGACATTGAGGAAGGGAAGGACTTGGATCAAGCTGTTGCCAGCTTTGAAGCTAAGGTGGCCCCCACCAACTATAAACGTCCTACTGCCCTTGTAACCAAGGCTATGATCCAGAATGCTCAGAAGAAAGTGGAAGAATTGGGTATTGACACAGCGCTGGAACGGCGCTATGCTGTAGAAACGGACATCACTATCAATAATGTGTTGTTTGCTGATCGCAGTATTAAGAAAGCAATGAATGTCTTTGATGAAATGGCTGAAGCAGCTCCTACGAAGGTTGATAACCTTAAGAAAGTGGAGGAGATTGATGTTGATTCTTTCTTGACCAATGTGGTTCCTAAAGCTTCCAGTATTGAGCTGTTGTTTGAGAACAAACACCAAAATAACTTGGTGAGCTTGATTGCTCCTAAGCATCCTGATGCTAAGCCCATCTTCAAGTGGAACAACAACTTCAGTTGGTCTTATGCGGGTGAAGTGACAGACTCCATTAAGGAACGGGTAAAGGCTGCTGGCGGCAATGTGAACGGTGTTCTGCGTTGTTCCTTGTCTTGGTATAACGGAGATGATTTGGATTTGCACGTAGCAGTGGATGGGAATAAAGAACATCTTTACTACGCAACCCGTAGCTCTAAAGGGCCGCTGACAGGTGGTCAGTTGGACGTGGATATGAATGCTGGTGGTCCACGATCACGTACTCCTGTAGAAAATATTGTGTGGACAGACGCAAACAAGATTAAGAACCACACCTACCGTGTGTACGTCAATCAGTTTATTCAACGAGAAGCTATTGATGTTGGTTTTGAGTTGGAAATGGAATATGAAGGGCAGGTGTATCACTTTGCCTATGACAAAAAAGTATCTGGCTCTGTGAATGTTGTTGAATTCTCAATTGGTAAGAACGGTGGGATGCAAATTATCACCTCTCTTCCTTCCACCTCGAAGAGTAAAGAACTCTGGAATGTTCCAACCGGGACTTTCCATAAAGTGAAAATGATTATGAACTCTCCTAACCATTGGGATGGTAATCAGACAGGCAATCGTCATTTGTTCTTCATTCTGGATAAATGCAAGCAGGAAGGCCAGAGCCGTGGATTCTACAATGAGTTCCTGAAGGATGAACTTACTGAGCATCGTAAAGTGTTTGAAGTGTTGGGAAGCAAGATGAAAGTTGAGGACTCGGAAAATCAACTCTCAGGACTTGGCTTCTCATCCACACAAAGGAATAGTGCTTATGTGAAAGTGAGTGGTAGTTTTAACCGTGTATTAAAAGTGAACTTCTAACGAAAGGAGAAATATATGTTCGAGAAAGCTAGTCAAATGAAACTGCGTTTTGAAACCAAGAAAGGTGATCTGACAACAGAAGAGCTGTGGGATTTGCCTCTCACTAGCAAAAATGGTGTGTCTTTGGATGATATTGCAAAAGGAATTAACCGTTCCCTGCGTGAGTCTTCTGAAGAAAGCTTTGTAGAAACCCCGAGCAAGGCTAACAGCCTGCTCGCCCTGAAGCTGGACATCGTGAAGCATATTATTGCCAAACGTCTGGAAGCTACAGAAGAAGCTAAGAACGCAGCAGCCAAGAAAGCAGAGAAGGAAAAACTGCTGACAATCAAAGCAGCCAAGCAGAATAAAGCTCTGGAAGAATTGTCTCTGGAAGAAATTGATAAACTGCTGGCATCTCTGTAAGGAGGAAGCATGACAGAAAAAACAGTAACAATTCCTGAGAAGGAATACCACAAGTTGCTAGACGACCAACTATTCCTAGAGGCTTTGCGTGCCGCTGGAGTGGATAACTGGGATGGCTGGGATTTTGCAATAGAGATTCTACAAGAGTGGTCAGGAGAGGAGAAAGATGATGTCTAAGAATAAAAGCAAGCTGCATATTCTTTACTTGTCTGGAGAGACATATAAATTGGACGGAGTGAAGGAGTATTGGTACAAGGGAGCAGAAGAAATAGTTCCTAACAACCAAGTGATGCTTGATCCTGATCATAAAGAGTCTCGATTGGTAGTGCACTATTTCAACAAGAAGCGTAAGACTGAGATTATTGAGAAGATTCCTACAGCGGATATTGAGTTGTTCATTGTTCGTGAACACGGAGGTAATCGTGTAGAGGCTGTACGTCTGCACCGCAAGAAGGATGAAGTTACTCGTGTCACTATTGATGTGTGAGAAACGGATATGACGACATCAGTACCTAAAGACCTTCTCGAAAGGGAAGTTCCTATAGTTGTCGAATCCAATGTTGGTTATGTTATCGACCAAGTTTTACATAACCTAACTCACGAAGAGATTGTAGAACTTGTTAAGCACATAGATTTAATGTCTTGTGATTGGGGAGTTACATACGACCTTTTGAAATACTTTCTATCTGTCTACAAAAAAGCTTCTGATTTAGATGAAGAGATTAAAACAGAATACGAAAAACTACTTAAGGAGCACAGAGTATGATGACACTGGAACAGTTCTATCTTATCAGGATTGCTGAGGAGGCTACAGAGCTGGCGCAAGCCGCTCTGAAAGCTTCTCAATTTGGTTTGTTTGAAATGATCGAAGGAACTAATGAAACAAACGAAGGACGGATGACAAAAGAATATAACGATCTTCTTAGCGCTAGGTCTATGTTACGTAACCTCGGTTACGAGCATCCAATATTAATGGAAGACTACGGTCTTCAGAATGAAAAGATTAATAAAGTAGAGAAATACTTGACTTATAGCCAATCTCTTGGGTTGGTAGAAAAAGATTAAGGAGGAGCATGGGACTAGTAGTATCTAAAGTACAGTGCCCTAAATGTGCCTCCCGAGGGTTAGACAAAAGTAAAAACAATCTAGCTCTTTATGAGGACGGGGGCGCTTTCTGTTTTGCTTGTGGCTACACAATCAAATCTAAACAGGAGGAAGAAGATTCTGAAATCGTGTTTGAAGGAGGAGATTTGCTAACAGAACAAGAATTAAATGTGTTCAAGGAGAATAGCACATACGAAGGGAGAGGCTTCAGAGGGATCAGGGATGAAACATACAGGACGTTTGGAACACGTCACATGTATGATGCAAACACAGGGGATTTGCTTGGACAATATTATGCTTGCACTATCAACTATGCGTTGTCTGGGTACAAATGTCGCAAGCCTCCAAAGACGTTTGGTAATCCTTTAAAGTTGGTAGAGAATGGTGTTGGGCAGGATTGTGATCTGTTCGGACAACACAAATTTAAAAACTCTCCAAGTAAATATCTTTTAATTGTTGGTGGGGAGATAGACCAACATTCTGCATTTCAAATGTTATATGACGATATTAAACGCAGAGACAAAGATCAGAGTTACGGTCCTATCCCTGTCGTATCTTCTATTCTCGGAGAAAGCGGAACATGGAAACAACTGAAATCACAATATGATTGGATTAATCGTTTTGATAAGATTGTTCTGTGTTTGGATAACGATGAAGCAGGGAAGAAAGCAACAGAAGTGTGTGTTAAGGTGTTACCTAAAGGAAAGGTCTTTATTATGGATATGGAACTTAAAGACCCCAATGAATATTTAACACAAGGACGAGAAAGGCAATTTGTTTCTGCTTTTTATGCTGCAAAGTCTTATACCCCAATGGGTGTAGTGGGTAGCGACCAACTGATGCAGGGAATAATTGACAAGTCTCTTGCTCCTAAGATGCAGTTCCCTCCTTTCATGAAGGGGCTGAATGAAAAGACATCAGGAGGTATTCCGTTAGGTAAGATTGTTAATTTTGGTGCAGCCAGTGGTATTGGTAAGACTTCTTTAGTGAATGAAATGATCTATTGGTGGGTGTTCAATAGCCCATATATGATCGGTGTTGTATCTATGGAGTTGGACAAGGAAGAGTATGGTGAAGTGATGCTCTCACGACACCTGCACAAGAAAATATCTTTGATAACTTCACCAGAAGAGAAACATAAGTATCTTACTTCACCAGCAGTTGCAGCAGAAGCAGCCATCCTGTTTCATAAAGAAGATGGTAGTCCAAGATGGTATCTTGTTGATGATCGGGATGGTAGTCTTAAAGACCTTCAGAAGACGGTTGAGGAGTTGGTAATTGCGTGTGATTGTAAAGTGATAGTTCTTGATCCTTTGCAGGATATTCTTGATGGATTGACAAACGAAGAACAATCCATGTTTATGAAGTGGCAGAAGAGTTTAAAGAAAAGTCATAACGTAACATTCATCAATATTAATCACGTCAGGAAATCTGGAAACAATTCAGAAGCTGGAAGCGCTGGTGGATTTATAACAGAAGAAGATTTCTCAGGCTCTTCTACAATCTTCAAGAGTGCTGATCTTAACTTCTTAGCTATGCGTAATAAGTATGCTGAGGATGAGATTGTTCGTAATACAACCCACTCGGTTATTAGTAAGTGTCGATGGTCAGGGTTCACTGGACCGGCAGGAGACTTCTATTACGACAATGAAACACATACGTTATGGGATAAAGATGAGTGGGTGGAGAAACATAAACTGAACTTCTAAGGAGGAGTATTGAAGCCGTATATTGATGGGGATTGGATTTTCAATGAAACCTAAAAATTATAATAAAAATTGGCATAAACTTTTTGTATATTCTGAAGAAAGCCCAAGTGGATTAGTTTGGGTTGTTCCCAAAATATACAAAGGTAAACCAAATTACGATAGAATTGGAAATCCTGTTGGTTATTGTGTTCCAAGCGGTAACGGAAGAAAGTATTGGGTGGTAGGACTCGGTGATGGTATTTCCGGTAGGAAAACATACCTTATCCATAGAATAATCTGGGTTATGAAGAATAAGAAAGTTAGTATTAAAAATGATATTGATCATATTGATGGTAATGGTCTTAATAATAAAATTGATAATCTTAGAGAATGTTCTAAATCTATTAATATGAAAAATAAAAATATGAACAAAAATAACAAGACCGGTCATATAGGTGTATCCTTTACTAAAACTAATACTTCTTTTGGTTACGTTGCTTGTTTTAAAGATATTAATTCTAAATTACATAGAAAATTCTTTTCTGAAAAGAAATATGGAAAGAAAGAAGCTATGAAATTAGCAGTAGCTTGGAGAAAGAGTAAATTGGAGGAATTAAATGGAGCAGGATACACCAGTAAAAATCAATAAAAATTATATCTCTGGATCATGGATTTATGATACTGAAACTTATCCAAACATATTCACTTTCTGTGCTGTTTATGCAAATGGAAAATCATTAAGAGTATATGAAATAAGTGATCGTAAAAATCAAACTGAAGAGTTACTTGAATTTATAAGAAATGTTGTAAAAAACAAACACCGCTTTATCGGTTTCAATAATCAAGGATTCGATTATCCCATTCTTCACTGGATACTGGAGCAGGCCAGAGCGGCAAAAGTTCTTGGACAAAAGCTTGTTCTTACAGCACAAGATATATTTGATTTCGCTCAGTCTGTTATCCAGTCCATGAGAAATGACAAGTTTGGAAAAACCGTAAGAGAAGATGAGGTAATTGTTCCTCAGGTGGATTTATTTAAGATACACCACTTTGATAACAAAGCTAAAGCCACTTCTCTGAAGATGTTGGAGTTCAACATGAAGTCTGACAACATTGAAGACCTTCCTTTTCCCGTAGGGAAGTATCTCACTTCAGAAGAGATGGACGTTTTAATTCATTACAACGGACACGATGTAATGGAAACCTTGAAATTTTATTTGAAGTCGATAGATGCTATTCGCTTTCGTGCCATCTTAACTGATAAGTATGGATTTGATTGTACTAACTTCAACGACACAAAGATCGGTAAGCAGTATTTCATCAATCGTCTTGAAAAGATTATGCCGGGTAGTTGCTATAAGATCACACGTAGAGGACGAGAGCTTAGGCAAACTAAACGAGAGTATATCGATGTTAATAATATAATCTTTCCTTATGTGAAGTTTGAACGAAAGGAATTTCAGATTCTTCTTTCTTGGTTTAGACAACAAATAATCACTGAAACAAAAGGAGTGTTCAGTGACATTGAAGAATATGCGTTAGGTGATCTTGCTCAATATTCTGAGCTGGTGATTAAACGTAAGAAGTTTAAATCAAAACCAACCGAAGATGAGTGTATGGACTTCATGCAACAACATCCTTTGGGCTGGATTGAGACAGAGGATTTAAAAGGGAAAGAAGACTTGCTGGATGAGCAAGGGAATCCCGTATACGAATATCCTCTTGGTTCGGATGGGATGCCTAACCTTAAAAGAAAACCAAAGAAAGTGAAGGCACCAAAGAAATCATATTGGGGATGTTGGAGAGTTGCTGAAACTTTAAACTGCACAGTAGATGGATTTAGATTTTACTTTGGAACAGGTGGGATACACGGAAGTATTGAATCTCAGATTATCAAAGAAGACGATGAGCATGAGATTGTAGATGCGGATGTTGCCAGTATGTATCCTAACATTGCGATTAGTAATCGTGTATATCCGGAACACTTAGGGGAAAAGTTCTGTGATATATACAAAGACATCTATTTGGAAAGAAAGAAACATAAGAAAGAGAGTCCCGAGAATGCTGTGTTGAAGTTGGCATTGAATGGTGTATATGGTGATTCGAATAATCAATACAGTCCGTTCTACGATCCTCAATACACAATGGCCATCACCATTAATGGTCAACTTACGCTTTGTTTATTAGTTGAAAGACTATTAAAGATCGATGGTTGTTCAATCATTCAAGCTAATACAGATGGTGTCACTGTTAAGATAAAGAGAAGTACAAGAGAACAATATGATTCGATATGCAAACAGTGGGAACAAGATGTAAAGCTTGAGTTGGAGTTTAACAACTACAAATCAATGTTCATTCGTGATGTTAATAATTACATAGCTCAATACACAAACGGTAAAGTAAAACGTAAAGGTGCATATGAATATGAGAATCTTGGGTGGCACCAGAACCAATCATGTTTAGTTGTTCAGAAAGCTGTTGAACATGAGTTGCTTGGTAATGGATTCATTGAAGACTATGTTATTACACATAGGGATCATTGGGATTTCTTGTTAAGAACCAAAGTTCCACGTTCAAGTAAGTTAGTTATGGTTATGGATGACGGACAAGAAGTATCACAACAAAATATTTGTCGATATTATATTAGCAAAGAAGGAGGACAGTTAATCAAGATTATGCCTCCGTTGGAGGGCAAGGAAGAACTTGGTGATAGACGAATGGCTGTTGATAAAGGATGGAAAGTTAAAACGTGTAATAACATAAAAGATTTTAGTTGGGACATTAATTATGATTATTACATTGAAGAAGCTAGAAAGCTTGTTGATCCTTTGTTAGGACAACAATATGTTTGCTAACAGGAGGAAATGTGACAGATAAATACAAAGAGAAACGTGTAGGATACATCGACTTCTATCACGGTAAGCGTTTCAATGAGGGAAGTAATACAGCTCCTATCTTTGAAGGACGCATCAAGCTCACAGAAGCTCTCAAGAAAGGAGAGGAAGTGAGGATTGCTGTCTGGCCAAAGGTTAAAGAGGGAGTGACAAAGGATGAGATGTTCAGTGGTCATTTAGTCGTATCAGTACACGTAGAATAGGAGGATAGATGGATAACCAACAAGAACAGATAGAAACTATTGAGAATTTAGAAGCAGAAGCTGTAGCAAAGCCTGTATTCATCCGCCCAAGGAACTCTTACACAAATCTTCCTTGTAAAGCAAAGCTGCTAGGCACTATCGAAATCTTTGATAAGAAGAAGATGAAGGGAATGACCAAGGCAGAGAAGCGGACATTCTTGGAACAGGCACATGAAGTAGTGGAGAAAGTAAGAGCACAGTTCAGCTTGGATCAGGCTGCAACAATCAAAAGAAAATTCAGTAATTAACAACAGAAGGAGAAACAAATAGAATGGCAAATGTAAAAGGGTTTATTTCGAAAGCAGAGAAGAACAAGTTTGGTTATTGGGCTATCTCTGTTGGCACAGGGAAGGGTTCAGATGGGAAGACAACATGGGCTAACATCTCTTTCAAAGAGAAAGGCGACACACTCTTGATCAATGGTGTAGAGCCTAAGAAAGGAATGTTGATTGATGCTGAGGTAGAGGGACAATACAATAACTTCGTGTCTGGCACTGTGAAGGATGCTCCCAAGGCCGGTGGCTCTTACGGAGGTGGCAAGGCTCCTTTCGAGAAGAAGGAGTATGACCAGACAGGTAATGCTGTCGGCGGAGCCGTAAATCGCGCTAATGAGCTTCTGGCAGCTGGTCGGATCAAGGCTGAGGAAGTTCCTACTGCGTCTCTGGCTCAGTATTACATTTCCGAGTACCTTATTAAAGCCGTTAAGGCAGGCCCAGAGGGCATCAAAGCCTACCACACAGCATTCAAGGGAGTAAATGTCCTTGACATTACAGCTGTTGTTAAGGCCAAGAACGCTCTGGAAGAGGCTCTGAAGGCGATAGCTCCAGCCCCCGCTGCTCCCGTAGCTCCTGCTGAACAAAAGGCTCCTGTAGCCCCTGTGAAGCAGCCTGAGCCTGCTGTTGTAGTAGAGGAACCAGCTTCTTCTCCGTTTGAAGATGGATTTGATGACACCCCCGACTTCTAGTTGTGGGGCGTAGATGAAATCTACGTACACCAGATTTCTAATCTTCCCGGATTTCTAGTTAAAAACAGTTGACAGGGAAAGGAGGGAGCGATATGCTCCCTCTTGTCGTTTATGAACCCCACAAGGAGATTGTTATGCACAAAGAGATTGCTGAGGCTAATGCCGCTCTTGTTGAGATGGTACAAAAGGCAGACCTATCCTTCACGAGACAAATGGTTTTTGAAAATGTTAAAGAAGTAGAGTATCAGGCTTATTTGGCTGGTTGGTTCTTGGGGAGAGGGTTGGAAGTTCCAAAAGATTGTTCTAAAGATTCTAATGTGGAATATTAATAGGAGAGCAATGAAGGGCTTGGTCTTGGTCCTTTTATAACCACAGTTACATATGAATGGGAGGAATAATGTCCAAGTTTAAAATAGGCTGGACTGTTAAAGTCATAAATTACGGTAGTGCCCCTAAAATGACTATGGAGAGTAGAGGACACATAATAGAAATTACAGAACAAGATGGGGTTTATTGGTATGGTGTTAAATTTAACACAAAATACGACGGCATTGATGCTTGGTGGTATGAAGAAAGGAATTTAGAGCAGGTTTGGCCTGTGGATGAAAAGAAATACAAGAGAGTATTTGCAAAAGACATTAAAGTGGGAGACTTGTGTTTAGGGACAGATCGTTCTATAATTTACAAAGTAAAAGCTGTAGAGCACAATGAACATGGGACAGTACAAATACACTCATCACCAGTTAAAAACCAATACGAAGCGTGGATTAATACATTTGATAAGCACGCAATAGTTCACGTTGTTGAGGAGGAACCAATGACAACATCTGTAGAAGACATCCAGAAAGAAATTGCTAAAGCACAAGAGACATTGAATCAGCTTCAGAAGAAGCTGGATGAAGAGAAGAACAAGAAGTGGGAGCCAAAGGGAGGGGATTGGTATGTTAACCATAAAAACTCCAGAGCTGCTGGATTAGAGTTTGAAACATCGAGTTCGGCTGATAAAGCCAGTGCAGCCTATCGTCGTTATCATCGTCTTTACAAACTAGCTGAAGAGCTAAACGAAGGATGGGAACCTGATTGGGAAGAGACTGATCAAAAGTTTTATATTTACTATGATCATGGAAGTAAAAAATATGATTACTGCTACCATAATTCTCATCAGACAGTTGGTGGTGTTTATTTTAAGGATGTAAATACAACCAAGAAAGCTCTTGAGATTATTAAGAACGGAGGACTGGATTAATGATGCCAAGCGATAAGCCAACAAAGCGTAGGAAGAAACCAACAGGGGAGAAGTCTCCTGAGATTCTCTCAGAGTCAGATAAGGAATATTTTGTCTCACATGAGGAACTGTTTGGAAGGTTTATTCTTATTGATACAACTTCTGGGCTTCAATTCCGGGGGGCCGCGTGGCCCTATTCAGAACTGAATGCTCGATATGATGTGTATCTGGAGCACTACATGACAGACGAGAAAGGGCATTATGAGTTTATCATGGAAGACACAATCAGCAGGATTTATATCCCCACTGAAGTGATTGCTAATACTATCCTGTTTGTAGAGACTATCATCCCTACAACCAAACACTAATGGACAAGGAGAGCACAAGGATGTGCATTCTTAAAATTACAAACGTGATGTTTCTAAAAATTTTCAGATTATTTGGGAATAAATTACGGATTTCTTTTTGCCCACCGAAATTACAAACGCGACTTTCCCAGAAAATTTCAGATTTTTCCAGAATATTTTGCGGATTTCTTTCTTGCGTAAAAGCTCAAAAGACGGGCAGCTTCGGTGATTGTCTCCGCCAGCCTCGAGCGCCATAGCTTTCTATAGTTGGAATTATGGGGCACATTGTGTGCCCCTGTCAACAACTCTTTTTAAAAATCTACACTTTGCCCCGAGCTACACCACCTTGTAATAGTAACCTTAAAACCTTCTGATTCAGGAAAGCGCTTTTGTATTTCCGTTGCTGCTATCTTGACTTTTAATTCATCCCCGAGAAGAAATGATCTAGGGTTAGTTGCAAAGAAATGCCGACCATTAAGAGAAACATTGATTTCATAATGTGATTGTGTGGTCATTTGATTGACTCCAAATAAGCCGATTGTGCTTTCCGGTTGTGTTCAATCATTGTAGCAGCACCAGCCGCAAACCAAAAGCCAGTAGCAATAGCGATTACAACAGCGATAAAGTGAATTTTCATATTATCCTACCTATCCTTTCCTGTTAGTTAGCTTGTTCTGACAAATCAAATATACTCTACAACAGAAGAAAATGCTAAATAATCTTTTGGAATAATAGATATAGCATTTAATTATAAAATTCTATTTGCTTTTATGTTTGTGTTAGGTAATAGTTGTCTCACACAAACAGAAGGGAATAGTTATGTATTGGGTGCAATTTGTTGAAAAGAAGCTAGACGTACAGAAGTAACTAAGCTAACATACCCTATTAGTAATTTGATCTAAAGGTTGATAGAATCATGAATACATACCAGATTGAAGTAACAGACACATTCGGCGGCGATCCTAATTATTGTTGGGTGAGGCGCTATACAGTCAAGGCAAAATCTATTCGAGGCGCTATCCAATTATTAGCTAAAGAGTATGCAAAAGGTTGGAAATTAGAGTATAGTGATAGTATGCACGCTCGATATAATCTCAAAGGATGCGCTATTTGTTGCTTTGTTGATTATGTAGAAAGCGATAGCTAATCAAAACATTTATTAAATGATATCAACTAAACAGGAATAAAATATATGACAAATTTTAACAGTTTTGATCTATTAGAAGCTATAGAGTTGTGGGCAGCCGATAATGGCTGCATTAGTTCGGAAAAAGAATTGTCAGACTTGTTTGATTCTGATATAGCTCCATCTGTTATTGCTCAATACGGTGAGAACGATCAATGTGCAATTGATCAAGCTTTTAATGATTGGGCTGATTGCCTTTGTAAAGATAATATAATTCACGATGAACAATACAAACAATATACTTATATTGGCAAATATGCAGATTAAACACCAACAAACAGGAGTACAGAAAATGAGAGCACAATTTACCGATGAAATGAAAAAGGTAATCGCGCTGGCAACCCACAAAGGCGACGATTTCTTTATCCTGAATGGTGTGGCGTATGAAGGCGATAGGGGCGACGTTGAGCGCGCTTTCGAAGACTGGCACCAATACGCCCACGGCGAAGGCAAGAATCCCGAAACGGTGGAATCACGTTTCCTGGAATACGTGCAATCCGAATGCAGCCCGTTGTCGGAAGACCTGGACGATGATTATCTAGTTTTAACTGATGAAGAAGCGGACGAACAAACACAACAGTACATTGCGGATTCTTTGTGGGCGTTCCGTTCGTCGTTCATTTGCGGGTTTCTCGGTTTGAGTAGTCGCGTAGAAAGCGCGCTTGAAAAGATGCAGCGGGAATTATGTGAGGATGCTAACGAAATTATTGCTGCCCTGATTGGGGACCGTATAGAAGAGTTCACGCAAGACGCTATTTCCGCCGATGGTCGCGGGCATTTCCTCGCCACATACGATGGCCACGAACACGAAATAAATCTGTTTGACGTAACGGGGCAAAACGAATACTTCTACATTTATCAAACAAACTGATAGATTAATGAAATGGATACAATGCTGATTCTATTAACCGCTCTATTCATTATGTCAGGGATAATGTCAAGAGGTAAAACAATGTATTCAATCAGCTGGATTGATAGCCAAGACAATGTTCACGAACTAAAGGGATTGTGTGAACACAAGAAAGACATTGTACAGGATGCTTTACATGATGCGGCGAATAATGGTAAAGTATACTACTCTTCAATTCTGGTAATTAAGGATAGAAAGAAATGACTAAGGACTGTTTTAGAACTATAGAATATAAGGGTCATTTCATTAATACACATTTTGTGAGAGTTAACGGAACAACAAAAGAGGATGTTTTGGTATTGTTTCGGCATATTCCGGAAATTGACCATTATACACAATACCAGTGTAAGACGTTTTTGGGTGCGAAACGTTTGATAACTCGTTTGGTTAATTCCCCTGATTATTGTGGATATGTGCCGACAAAAAGAGGCAATAACAATGTTAGAACTTGACATTACAGATTTTTTCCAAACAGAAGA